AAGTCTGAGTCAGCAAAGTATTTTGCTAACAATCCTGAAGCACGTAAAAAAAAGAATGAGTACAATAAAGAGTACCATGCAACACCTGAACGTATTAAATACCGAGATGGTTTGAATAAAGCTAATAGATTAGCAGGAAGTAAAGTTGGTGATGGCAAAGATATGAGTCACACTAAATCTGGAAAGCTAGTTAAAGAAGCACAAGGTTCAAATAGAGCTCGTCAGGGTAAGAATGGTAAATCTACTAAAAAATAACCTTTGACATTTTTTCACTATCTTTGTGAATATTAGTAAAATAATAATTAATGGCTGACACACCGTATCAAGATTTAGGTATGAGTTTACCTAATCCGTATGCTCCTGATGAAATTAAAAGTTCTAAGGATTACATATTTTCGTTTGCAAAGTATATAGAAAGAAAATCTATTGGATTAGACGGACAGGCTTATAACCAAAGGGTAGCTCGTTTTTCTATGAATAGGCTATATGCTTTAGGTTCACAACCTGTAGAACAATACTTACCACGTATAGGTCTTGAGAATAAGCCGTCAGCTTTTGCTAATATCTCATGGAAGATTACTTCTCCTGCACCTAAATTCGTAGAAATTATTACTAATGGTTTTATGAAGCGTGATGAGAAAGTTTCTGCTACTAACCTAGACCCGGTAATTGCTGCTGAAAAGATGCAGAAGAAAGAAAAGTCTAAGTTTATGATGCGTAAAAAAGAAGATATTGCTCAATTAGAAGAAATGAGTGGTCTTCAATTAATGCCTGAACACGTTAGAGAAGCAGAGTCAGATACAGAAATCGATTTATATTTTGATTTAAATAACAAGCAAACTGAAGAGATTGTATTTGAAGAGATCCTTCAATTAATTGTTAATGAGAATAAATACCCAGAACTTAAAAGACGTTTGATTAGAGATACCATTGAATGTGGTGTAGCGGGTACACGTACTTTTATTGACTATAAAGGTAGAGTAACTATTAAAAGGATTAAGCCTGAGAACTTAGTTACATCTTATAGCGAAGAGTCTGACTTTAGTAATATTGTATACGCAGGGGAAGTTATTCCTATGTCGTTACACGATTTACGTTTAGCAGCTGGAAATCAGTTTACAGAAGCAGAATACCAAGACATTGCAAATAAAGTAAGATCAGTATGGGGTAATGGAAATGTGTTTTATAATAACGCATCTGCATACGCTAACAATACATACAGACCATACGATGATTCAAATATCATGGTTTTAAATGGTTATTACATAACTACAAGAAATCAAAAGTTTGAAAAGAAAGAAAATGCTTATGGTGGGTTTACGGTGAATAAAAGAGATGCTTCTTACGAGGCTCCTAAAAACTCTAAGTTCAAGCGTGAGATTATTGAAATGAAAGATAAGGTTGTATATAAGTTTAGTTTAATTTTACAAACTGACTATATGTTCAACTATGGCTTGGAAACTGATATGATTAAATCTAAGGATGATTTATCAGAAGTACAATTGCCGATTACAATCTATATGCCTAATAACTATCAAATGAATAATAAGCCTTTGATAGAGTCAATGATCCCTACAATCGATCAGATGCAAATGATTAGGTACAAGCTACAAATCTTAATCGCAAAGGCTAGACCAGCAGGACTTGCAGTTGCTATTGATGGCTTAGAAGATGTAGACTTAGGTTTAGGTAATTCATTATCACCATTAGAACTGCAAGAAATTTACGATCAAACAGGTAACTACTACTATAGGGCTATTAATGAAGATGGTTCATACAAGCAGTTCAGACCTATTGAAACCTTACCAAATGGTATGGGTAACCAACTACAAGAATTAATTGCTACTTATAACTATTTATTAGGTACATTACGTGATGATACAGGATTAAATGAGGCTTCAGATGGAGCAGCAGTAGATGCTAGAGCTGGTTTTAGAACTACTCAGTTAGCATTAAACGCTTCTAATAACGCAACATCATTTATCTACGATGCATTTGTAGATATTATGAATAGAACATTAAAGAAGTGTGCTATATTAGTTCAAGACATTGTATGTCTTAAAGGTAAGGCTTATGAAGGTTATGCTAAAGTTGTTGGTGGTGATGATTTAAAATTCATTCATCTTAATAAGGATGCTGCTAATATTAACTTTGGAGTTTCTTTAGAAATGTTACCTGACGATGCTAAAAAAGAAGAATTAGCTAGAGCTATTGATATCTCTATTCAAGCAGGTACTATTAAACCTTCTGATAAGTATATGTTAATGTCTATCCCTAATATTAAGGTAGCTTACCAATACTTAAAGGTAACAGAAAACAAGTATCGTAAAGAAAAACAAGAAGACGCACAAAAGAATACCGAATACGCTGTACAGCAACAACAAGGTGCTGCAATGGCTAAGGCTCAAGCTGATGCTCAATTAATTCAATTGAAAGAGCAGTTAAAAGGTCAAACAATGATGGGTCTTGAAGAAATGAAAGGTATAATGGCTCAACAAACTAAGATACTAGAAGAGATTCTTAAATCTAATGGAGCTATGGAACAAAAGATATTAGCAGAGGTTCCTTTAGCTGTTATGCTTAATGCACAACAACAACAAGAGCAAGAAGCTATGGCTCAACAACAAGCTATGATGCAAGAGCAACAAGCAATGGAGCAAGGTATGCAACAAGGTGGTGAAGAGCAGATGATGAGTGAAGAGGAGCAAATGATGATGGAACAACAAGGTGGTGAAAACCCCAAAATGATGCAATAAAAAATATATTGATTTTTTCAGTATTTTTGCAAACAGAATTATAAAGATAAATATATGTCAGAACTTAACGATTTCCCGTTTGAGGCTTTCAACGTAACTGGAACCCAAACAACAGATGCATCAACGGATACATCTTTTTTAAATGAATTTAAAGAGTCAACGGAAGTTGTTCCACATGAAACCGAACAGGTAGAAGGAACACAACCGACAACTGAAACTAATCAAACTCCAACTACTCCTGAACAGGAATTAGTAAATGAAGTGGTTAACAAGAGTGACTATGAAAAAGTTATTGCTGAAAAGGCAGAGCTTGAATCAAAGTTAACTTCTATGAGCCAATCAGATTTGGATGAGAATAGCAAGGTAATATATGACTACATTCGTGAAGGTAAGCTAAAAGAGCTAAATGATTTTTTGTCTGTACAGACTCAAGATTATAGTTCTAAATCTCAAGACCAATTGGTTGCTGAGTTTTTAAAAGCACAAAACCCCGAATGGACAACAGAGGACATCGAGGATGAAATGTCATCAACGTATGGATTAGGTTTAGACGAAGACCTTTTAACCGATCAGGAAAGAAGAGCTTATGGTCGAAAACTGAAAGCAGATGCTAAGGAAGCATTACAGTTCTTTGAATCAAAAAAATCAGAGATTAAGTTACCAAACTTAAACCCGGTAAGTAATGAACCTGTAATTGATCAGGCAGAATTACAAGCACAAGTCGAAGAGGCTAATAGGCAATGGGAAAGTTCGGTATCAGAATCGATGAAGGATTTTAACAAAATTTCAATTGCATTAAGAGAAAACGAACAGTTTGATTTTGCTGTAGGCGAAGATGTGATGAGTCCATTGATTGAAGATATGAAAATGCTTGGCAAAGATGTAAGCGTATTTTTTAAACCATATATAAGTGAGGATGGCAAAGTTAATGCTCGTAAATTAGCAGAAGACATGGCATTCCTTAGAAATAAAGAAGCTATAGTAAGAAGTGCTGTAACGCAACAAGTTGCAAAAGCACAAGATGACTGGCTTAAAGGTATTAAGAATACTCAAATGTCACCCAACCCTTCAGCTCCTGTTATTCAAAAAAACGATGATATTGCAGACTTTATTGCAAATAAACTTTTTTAATAACTTAAATAACAAACAAAATGGCGTTAACTAACCCAAGTGCAATTAATCCTACCGCTGTCGTAGGAGCTGCAAATCAGGGATTATTGTCTACATTAGACTTAATTACCCCTAACTACTACGAGAAATACGTAGACAAATACAAGTGGTGGAATGATTACTACATGATCACAACTACTTTGGCTGGAAAAGAAACTTTCTCTCCTAACCAAGCATTTTCTCATGTAGAGCCTGCAAATAGACGTGCTCCTTACGTATTGGTAGCTTCAGCTTCAACTGAAACTCCAGCAGCGGGTGCAGCAGTTACTATTACAATTGATTCTTCATTTGTATTTGATTCATCATCTCCATTACGTGTTGGTGAGATCGTTGAAATCGCTAATAACACAGCTACTGCTGCTGCTATTGGTGTTCAAGGTCAAATTACAGCTGTTAACTCTGATACAGAGTGTGTAGTTAAACCTTTATTATCTACTCAATCATTCTCTTGTAACGGTGCTGAAACAAATTTATTGTTCAGAGGTCGTGCAGTAGGTGAGGCTTCAGAAGTTGGTGGTTCATTACAACGTCAAGACATTACCGTTAATGGTTTATGTACTGAAGTTCGTGAAGACTACACTACTACTGACAGAGCTTTAGCTGAAAGAGTTTTCCCTGAAAACACAGTAGGTGCTTACTCATACAGAGGTATTCAAACTGCTGATATGCGTTTTATGGATGCTCGTGAGGCTAAACATATGTTTGGTACAGAGTCTAACAACACAGGAGTTTCTCAAACTTCAGCAGGTTTAATTCCTCAAATCATTGATGGTGGTATCGCTGTTACTTACTCTTCATTTGATGCAACTGCTTTGGATAACATCGCAAAAGGATTAGATAAAGAAGTTGGTGCTAATGAGTATCATTGGTTAATGGACACAAATCAATACATTGCTGTTCAAAACTTCATCCAAAACAAATACAATGCTGGTGCTATTAACTACGGATCTTTCAATGGTAGCAAAGAAATTGCTATCGCTCAAGGATTCACGTCATACACTATCCATGGTCGTACATTCCACATGAAGAAATACATGGGATTCAACGCAGGAGCTCAATACGGTGTTGCTTCATCTAAATGGGATGATAACGGAGTATTAATTCCTATGGATTCACAACGTGACGCTGCTAGTGGCGAATCAGTTAATTCATTTGGTTTACGTTACCAATTGTACAATGGTCAAAGATTCTACAAATTTGATACTGGAGGACTTGCAAAAGTACCTACTTCAGGTAAAATGGAATTGACTATTTCACACATTGCTAAAGAAGGCTTACAAGTATTCGGTGTTAACCGTTTTGCTAGAGTTTACAAAGCATAGTGATATCAAAACTAGGGGGGGTGCTAATTGTACCCCCCTTTTTTAATAAAAGAATTATAAATTAAATAACAAGTAAAAATGTCTGAACAAACCCCAAAAAAAGGGAATCCTAACTTCGGTGCGAAGAAAGCCCCTACGAGTAATGTGTATAAAGCACCTACTTCAAAAGAAAAAAATCACGTAATTTTTGAATTGATTGATAGATCTAATGATCCATTAAGACCTTTTAGACCTTTGCATATTGCATCGTCAAAAGATTTTATCTATGACCCTGAAACGGAAACTGAAAGAACCATTAGATATCTATCAGGTTCATCTTCTATTTTTGCTGATGAGCAGAATGTAGACCCTGAGTTTACTAAAGCTGGAGATATTGAGTTCCATAGAGGTCGTTTAATTGTACCTAAAACGCAAGTTTCATTACTAAAGTTTTTACGTGCAACAAATCAAAATGAAGCTAATAAGCAAAGAAATACAAATAAACCGCCTGTATTTAGAGAATTAAATATCGAAAAAGAAGCAGAAGATAACTTTGATGTTATTACTGGTAAACGTAAAGCGGTAGAAGCTGCTTGGTATGATGTAGATAATAACTTAGAGGCAATGTATCACTATGCTCGTGTATTAGGTATTGATACCTCTAAATTAACAGAAAAACAAGTAATTAACAAGTATATCGATAAGGCTGAAAAAAATCCTCAGTTATTCTTGAAGTTCCATAAGTCACCTAGAAACGAATTTAAATACTTCGCTATGACAGCCTTAGATAAGAATGTTGTATCTTCTAGAGATGTAGCAGGTCAAATCGTTTGGTGTGATACAAAGGGATTGATTACTATATTACCAGCTGGTAAAGATGCGTCTGATTACTTAGCAGACTTCTTAATGGCTACAGAAAACCAAAAAACTTTTGAAGAACTAAAAGAGAAAGTTTTGGAATTGTCAAAATAAATACTATTTTTGTGAGTCTTTGTTTAATATCATAGTAATAGTTTTAGTTTTAGTTAAGGAGCTGCCCCTAAAAAAGGTGGCTCTTTTTTTTTGTATCTTTGTCTTATGGCAATAAGTAGTGTTGATTTATATAACTTTGTTAGTGTTTTAGCAAATAAAGCACAAGACGGAGCATTCACTATTCCTGAATATAATATAGCTGCATATGCTGCTAGTGTTCAGTTATGGGAGGAATACATTGGTGAGATACAAAGATACCAATATGGTAATCCTATACCACCTGTGGCTTATGCTAAAACAAATAAGATTGAGGCAGATATGGTTCCTTTTAGGATTCCATTAACAGCAGTTACGGCAGATTCTAGCGGAATTATTGACTTACAGGCATTACCTAATTATGGTTATACTACAGATTTATATAGGTATCAAACAATAAGTGGGCAAGAAGTAGTTTATCCTTCTACTAGAGTAAATGAGCAAAGATTAGCTAAACAATTAAGTTCAAGTATAGCTCAACCGACATTAGAAAATCCATACTATATGGTTAATAATGCTACTATAAAAGTATACCCTGCGTCATCAAATGTTACATATTCAGCATATAAATTAACATATTTAAAAAGACCTGACAATAGGGTAGTTAGATATACTGTATCTGGAGGAAGACCTGTAATTACAGCAGTTGGTATTATACCCGGTGTAAGTTCAGAATTCTTAGAATGGAATCAACAAAACTTTAATGATTTAGCTGTTAGAATATTATCATTCTTAGGTATTAACCTAAAAGATAATGATTTAATGCAATATTCAGAACTTAAACAAAGACAAGGAGTATAATGGCTACAAGAGGAGAATTATCAGAAAGAATACTTAGATTAGCATACAATGGTACGCCACCTAATGATGCTTCAATTGATATTCGTGAAGTTGGTCTTCATGTTAATTCAGCTATTGCTTTTTTAGCAAAAGTAAACTATACAGAAAATTATAAATTTGAAGGTACTTCTTATGTAAACGATCAGTTCGTTTCTACATTCACAGGGAATACAATAGACACAGATCCTACATTAGGTCTTAAATATTGCGTATTACCAGCTGATCCAATTGGATTGCCTAAAAATAGAGGTATTATAGAAATATTAAAACCATTAAATAAATCAGTTACACCTGTAATTATTTTACAAGGTAACAAGAAATCTATTTATAAAAACTTAACACCTATCCCAAATAGAATTGTTGGATGGGAAGAAAATGGTAGAATATACTTTGATGGTGCTACGGCAGATTTGGTTACTGTTGTAATTAGAATGGTAGCATACAGCTCAAATATAATGTCAGATGAGTTAATGATGCCTAAAGATATGGAAGAACAAGTAATTGAAATTGTTCTTAAAAAATTATTGGGAGAAAGAAATATTCCTCAAGATAAAGTTTTAGATGGTGTAGATTCAATTAATCGATAATAATGAGTATAGCAGGAAAATACGTAGACCTTAATTATATAGTAAACTCTGTAATGAATCAGATTGATTCTGACGATAGAGATTATGCTAGATTATACCAAATTGGAGTAACTGGATTAAGGGAGCTATGGTTTGACGTTGCAGGTAATGTTAAAACTGTGCTTCTTGCTAAGAACGCTAATAATACGGTTACATTACCAACAGACTATATTAATTGGTCTAAGGTTGGTATTTTAACTCACGATGGTAAAGTTTATACTTTAGCTTTAAATAAATCAATCACATTATATAACGATACAAATACTAATAGAGTTGTATCTCCCGGAACATTTATTGAAGGAGGATTTACTAGATTAGAATCACCTGACTACCATAACTATTGGACTGAAGGAATGAACTATAATTTATTTGGTTTAGGAGGTTCAGTTGCAGATGTGGCTCAGTTTAATATTGACGAAGAAAATGGTTTAATTGTATTAGGCTCGGAGTTTACTAAGTCTGATGTTATATTAGAATACGTTGTAGATCCGTTAGCTTGTGAGTGTGATACACATAGCATCCATATTTTTTGCCAACAAGCATTAGAAGATTATATCTATTGGAAAGCAGTTTCTAAAAGAAAGGATACTCCTGCTAATGAAAAGATGAGAGCAAGACAAGAATATTATAACCAAAAAAGAGTTGCTCGTAATCGTATGAAGCCATTTAGAATTGGTGATGCTTACGATACATCAAGAAGAAGTGTGTACATGGCTCCTAAATTGTAATAATGAATACAGATAGAAAAAACTTTACTGGTCGATTAAACTCGGATATTGATGAACGCTTGTTCTCTCTAGATAAGTTTAGAGGCGATTACAGCGATGCATACAATTGTTTAATACTAAGTGCCATCGATAGTGGTATAGGTCTTGTAAAGGGCTTTAAAGGCACCACAGAAGTAACTACATCTTATTCAACAGTAGCTGCTAAAAAGGTAATAGGTAAGTGTGTTGATTTACCTAACTATAAAATATATTATTTTGTTAGTTGTTCAACTAGTACATCTAATCACGCAATCTATGAAGTAGATGTTCAAACAAGAGTTGTAACTCAAGTTATAAAAAGTAGCATATTAAAATTCACCGATACAATGCGTATCACAGGGGCTAATGTTGTTGATGGTAAATATCTATTATATACAGATACTATTAATGAGCCTAGGAATATTGATATTGTTAGAGCTAAGGCAGGAGAGTTAACTACAGAGTTGCAGATTTTAGCAGCTAAACAACCTCCTTTAGAAGAACCTAAAGATGTTACGCCTATAACTAATTTTACATTTTCTGGGAATAATATTAGAGGAAACTTTTTTCAATTTAAATATAGATACGTTTATCAAGATAATACTAAGTCTACATTTTCTCCTATATCTGAGATATCTACAATGGGTGATTTATTTTTCCCAAGTACAGAACAAACTCAACCAAATTATATTAATAACGCATTAAACTTCAAATATTTAATTCCTAATACTGAAATTAAACGTGTTGAGTTAGCTTCAAGATTAGGGAATAGTGGAGATTTTGGTATATGTGATATTATTGATACAGATGTACAAAAGAATTATGTTAAAGTAGCTGTTCAAATATTAACAGCAAGTGAAAATGGAGTTACATTAAGAGTTGATACTGGTAGTGGTTATGTTACAAAAACAACAACATCTACAATTGGATTATATGCTGCTGCATTAGATTTAGTTACACAGTTTAATTTTACCGAAAATGTTACTAGTGGTAATATGTCAATTTATGTGGAGCCTAATACTAATATTATTTATTTTGTTGGTAATGCAGGGTTTTTATTTACTGTAACAGAATATGTTCCAGTAGCAGAAACAGCAAAAACACAACAAATTACATTATCATCAATACCTACAATTAGTATATCTACTTACAATAATTATTTATTTAGTAATAATAGACAATTAATTGCTCTAGATGTTGCTGAATCAAATTTAGAATATGATAGGGTTCCATTAAAATCAGAAGCACAAGAACTAGTTAATGGTTCAAATGTAGTATATGGTGGTGTTACAGAAGGGTATGATTTACCTGTAATAGATATGTTAGCATCTATTAATAATACAGCTACCCCAAATAGCGTTACAATAACAACAAGTGCTACTGTTGCACAAATGGCAGTATATAGAACTTATGGTAATACGCTACTAATACCTTATTCAGTATCATTTTCAGAAATACCTTCAGGCAATGGAGCTGGTTTTACTCTTCCTCCAGCTTCATTTTCTGATTTAGATAATACTGTTTATATTAACTTTTTGTTATCAAACCCAAATTTAAAAATATATAGACCACATAATAATGTTATTATTATTTTACCTAGATATAATAATTTGGTTGATGAAGAGGTAACAGGTTCAATAGATCCTGCTATTACAGGAACTGTATATACAAATAGTGGGTCTAATATTACATTTTCAGGAGCTCTAATAAATGCTGTAATCCCAGAAGGAACTTTATTTTTAGTAAATATAACATATCAAGGTGAAAAGTTTTTTTATAATTATGACTCTAAGCAAGGGGATACCCTAAATGATTGTATTCTTGGGTTAACAGCAAAAATTAATATTAATAATATTGGTATTGTTTCATACCAAACAATTGGTGATCCTTATTCTATAAAGATATTTGCAACAAACCAAGAGAGAGATGTAGTAGAAAAATCTTTAGTAGCTAGTGCAAGTGTATTAACATCGGGAGGTTTTATTAAAAATGGGCTTAAAAATGGCGACTCATATAGATATGCTATTGAATATTTAGATAGAACAGGTAAACTTTCAACAGTTGTAACGAATCAATTATGTGAGGTAAGTGTGCCATTTGCACCAGAAAAAGGAATACCTAATGCTGTAATTACAGTTAAATCTAGACCGCCTGTATGGGCTGAAAGATTTCAAATATTAAGAACTAAAAGAAGAATAGTAAATTCATTCTTGCAGTTTACTGTTAATAATGTTGCTACTAATGGTATTATATTTGAATTGAATTTTAACAATGCATTATCTAATTTACCTGATTATAATAATCTAACAGGATCTAAGTTATCTTATGAGTTTGCAGAAGGAGATAGGCTTAGGTTTATTAGATATGCAAATGGTACTTATATTACAAGTCATGAGGATTTGCCAATATTGGGAGTAAATACAAATGGTAGTTTAAAAATTCCTTTGCCAACAACATTTCCAACAGATAATGAAGATGCTTTTAAAGGTGTTATTATTGAGGTTTATAGACCTAATTTATATACTGTATTAAATGCAGAAAATGAATTATTCTATGAAATTGCAATGGGTGGAACTATTGGCGATGTTGGATTATCTACAAGATACCATATCCCTGATAACAAATCAGGAGTAGACCAAACGCAATCATCTTTAAGCCCATTAGATATTCCATTGGTAATGCAATCTGTTGAGGGAGATGTATGGTATAAATCAACACAATTATTAGTTAATAAACCTGCTCCGACTTATTTAACTCCAGTAGCATTAGGTAGTATTACTATATTAGAATCAGATTACCAATCAGATAGATATCCTGTTAAAACATCTAATATAGGTCGTGCAAATGCATTTGATCAGGATGCAAGGCAATTGTTTAGAAAAGCTACAGCATATCATTCAGATGCATACTATGCAGATTCTAATGTAAATAATATCAATAGAGTATACGCTACTTCATTTAAAGATTATGACCAAACATTTGGGGCTATAAAACTATTCCATTTAGATGGATTTATGCTTTACAACTTCCAAGAAAATAAAACAGGTACAATTCCTGTAAATAGACAAATGGTTTATAACCAAGATGGTTCATCAAGTCTTATCTTATCTAACACATTACTAAACGATTGTAGATACTATGACTATGTAGGTGGTATTAATAATAACCCTGAGTCATTTGCATACAACCAATTTAATAAATATTTTGTTGACATTAAGAATAATGCAGTTTGTAAAATAGGAGGTAATGGGATTATTAAGATTTCTGATATGAGTATGAAGTCATACTTTACAGATATGTTTAATACTTATAAAGATGCTAATTTAACATTAACAACTCAAAAGCCTAGATTTTATGGTGCTTGGGATGAAGATAATAGTTTATATGTTTTATGCCCTGAAGTTTTATCACAAGGGGAAGACCCTATTGTTTACCCATCTATTGTATTTAATGAGGTGGTAAGTGGATGGACAAGTAAACTTGAAATATACCCTAGTTGTATTGTTGGAGTTTTTGGAGAATTATTCTCTTGGACAAGCATTAATGCTAAAATGTGGAGGCATAACAATAATAATACTAGGAATTTATTCTATGGAAATCAAGCAGTTCGTTCAATAGAGTATGTTTCTGCAATAGCACCAGAGATGACTAAGTCATACTTAAATATAACACAAGAGGCAGCAATGTTGCCTGCTGATAGATACGATGGTATATATACAGGTGTAGACCCATCTATTTGGGCTGTTCCTTATATAACCACTTCGTTAGGTCAACTAAGTAACTTAATTGTTTCTGACTTTGAAAAAATGGAAGGTATCTATCTTTCAAGATTTTGGAGAGATACAACAACACCTGTAACAGACCCTCTGCTTAACGGAGATACACTAAAGGGTGTTTGGATTAAAACAACATTAACAAATGGTTCTACAGACGATATTGGGCTATACTCAACATCGGTTGGTTTTGTAGTATCTAAATAAACGCTATCCAATAAAATTGATTATATTTGTAATATTATTTAAATAACTATGCCTTTACCATTAGCCTTATTAGGAGTACAAGCAGGATTAGGAGCTATCCAAGGAATTGGAGGTCTAATGGCTGCTTCTAAAAATAAAGCCCCGCAATATACAATGCCGGGTGAGTATCAACAAAATTTAGCTGCTGCTCAAATGAGAGCTGCTGGTGGATTACCATCTGCTTCTAGGCAATTGGCAGAACAGCAAATGGCTCGTGGTACTGCGGCAGGCTTAACTAAGTTGCAAGATAGAAATATGGTTGCTACAGGTGTATCTGGATTAGCACAAGCACAAGCAGATCAGGCTAATAAATTAGCTGCTATGGATGCTGATGCAAGACTTAGAGGTGACCTTCAGGTTGCTAATGCTAGAGCCGCTATTGCAGGTGCTAAAGATAAGCAGTTTGCTATTCAACAACAAGATTATTTAAGAAGAGCACAAGCTAACTCTGCATTAATGAGTGCAGGTATACAGAATATTGTTGGAGCAGGTCAAGCATATAGTATGAATGATATGATGAAACAATATTATGGTTTAGGTAAAAATGCTACTACATTTGGAGAAAAAAATGGTATAGATCAATTAGAAACAATGAGTCCTTTACCTCCTAGTGCACCTAATACGATGGGATTAAGACCATCTTCATTTAATATGGGTTTTGGTATGATGAGTAATCAAATTAGTCCTAGCCAAGGTTTAAATGAAACTGCTTATAACACTATGTACAATTATTAATATAACTATGGTATTCGATTCATTACAAGCACCAGCAACGATTATAAATAATGATAAGCTAATTTCTATGGCTGGTAATCTTATGGCTAAAGAAAAATTTGATCAGGATAAAAGAGAAGCTGGCTTTATTAATCAAATGGCTAAGATTGACTCATCTAATTTAAGACAGGGTGATGTAAATATATTTAAAGAAAAATATAATGATCTTATAAATTATGGCTCAAAAGCTGATTTACAAAGCATTGAGGGTCAAACAGAAGTAGCTAGAAAGTTAAATGAATTAAATGCATTCGTTAATATTTCAAAATCAGCTAAAGAACAATATGATGTTCCATTATTAAGAAGAAGATTTGAAAAAGATTTTGACCCTAAAAGTTCAGCTTATATTGATGAAATTATTGCAACTCCTACAAGTAAATTAGGGGGAATTGATTTTAATAGACTTAAACGTATTGATGATCAAGATTACGAATTAGATATCAAAAAAGGATTTGCTAGTAAGAGTGTTACTGAGGAAATTGGTAATGTTACATATAAGAATACTGCTAATTTAATGCCTAAAATTATTGTCGCAGCAGATAATTATATAAATGCTATAGCAAATACGGAAACTGGTAGAAAGGCAATTCAGAAATTTATAAGCAGAAATGAAGAATATTTAAAAGATAAAACAAAAAATTTATCTGAAACCGAAAAAATACAAGAAATAAATAAAGCATATAGAGATGATTTAGTTGGATACTTCATAGGTGTAGCTGACCAATCTAAAACTACAGGTACTAGCAAACAAGAAAACTATTTTGACCAAATTGGTATTAAGCCATATCAGGTAGCTACTGCTGTAGAAAGAGGTGCTTTATTAAAACGTATGTATGAGGGAGATAAATCAGCTTGGGATATGTATATGAAATTCTTACCTGAAGGGTCTAAAGTAGAGCATGGTTTAAATAAAGATGTTGTTAAAAGAGCAGAATATAATACAGATGGAACATTTGCTAAATATAAGGTTATAGAAATACCTAAAGTCGGTAAGTTTTTTGATTATGCATTTAATGTAAATGGATTACTTGAAACATCTGGTACAAAAAGAGGCTATGCAGATGTTAACTATGAGATATTAAAACCTGTAATGGAAAAAACATTTGAAAATACAGAAAATAAAATTAAATATAGGAAGCCTATAGTACAGATTATTAAAGAAAATGCTAAAGCTACTTCAACTAAAGCTACAACTCCTATATTAGGAAATGTAGGCTTTAAACCAGTAAAATAAAGCTAGTAAAATCATTAAAAATTATCATATATTTGTATCTATATAGATATTGATATGAATAATGAAAATTTAAAAACCCTTTATAATGCGTTGGTAACTCCATCTGCAAGTACTCAAAATAGGGCTTTATTTGATAAATCTCAAATAGGATCAAACCCAGAAGAATTTGCTAAAATCTTATCAAATGCAGATAACGCTAAAACGCTTTATGATGCTTTATTAACGCCTAAAGCTGAGTTTGGTGATAGAAGCCTCTTTGATAAAAGTCAAATAGGTTCATCTGTAGAAGATTTCAATAATATATTTGGATTAAAAAAAAAAGATATTGGGTTCGAGTCTTCGAATGGCTCCGTTCCTTCCCCACTTGCTAGTTCAATGTATGCACCTGTACAGGGTATGGGTGGAAAAGCTGAAAAGCAAGTTAAAAATGCACCTTTAGTTAGCTCTCAATATGCTCCCGTAGAAGGTATGGGAATGGCTGCAACAGGCGGTGTAGCTGAATTTAGTAAATATCTATATAATAAACTTTTAACTGGAACAGGTAGCGTAGTAGCAGGTGCTACAGATTTTATTACCCAAGCAGCTCCTTCATATGTTCCAAAAGAAGCAACAGCAATTGCAATTAGAAATAGCGTAACTCCTTATCTACGTAAGATTATAGGTGAAACCATTGGAGCAGAGCAATCAAAAGAACAAAAGAAATTATATGATGATGATTTTGTTATAGGCTCTATAGGAGGTTTAGCTGAATCTGTTCCTGCAATGCTTATTCCCGGTGGTATTGGGCTATTTGCTCAAGGATATGATTCGGGTCTTCAAAGTATTAATAACTCAAAATTTGCTAATGATTTATCTGAAACTGAAAAATCAATGTTTGCACTTAGTGTAGGTGGTGTTAATTCTATGCTTGAAAAATACGGTCTTGATAAAGTGTTTTCTAAATCAAAAGCATTTAATGCTTTTAGTGATAAATTAACTGGATTAATTATTGATAGATTAGCATCACAAGGGAAAAAAATAACAGCTAAATTAATATCTCAAGAGGCTTCTAATGTTATTAATACCATTTCTAAAAAAGCGATTAAGTCTGGGATAAGAATTACAGACGCTGCTTTAATAGAAGGTCTTACAGGAGGATCACAAGAAGCCGCTACTATAGGTCTTGAAGAGGCTCTTAACAAATATAAAGGTAAAGCAATATTTGATAATGGCTCTATGGGTAGCATGATGGGCAGAGTTATTAAAGCTGCAGGTCAAGAAGCTATTGGTGGTGGATTTATGGGTGGATTTGCTTCTGTAATATCAGGAGATTTAACTGATAAAAGAACTTTAGCGTCTGTAGCATCTGCACCTAATGGAGCTGAAGCTATACCTGTTATGGTTGATGAGATTAAAAAACAAGCTGAATCAAATCAAATAACTCAAGAGGAAGCAGATGAGGCATTACAATATATTAACTTATCTGCTACAAATAACTTTAAAATCCCTGATAATATTTCAGAGGAAAAAAGAAGTGAGGCATTAGAGATATTAAATGAAAAGACTGTATTGGAAGATGCTTTAGCTCAAGAAGAAGAAAAGGCAAAAGGAATTGATCCTGCATTACTAGCACCTATTCAATTTAATATTGATGATATAAAATCTCAGATAGCAGAAAGAGATAACCAACTCAAAAGTATATCTGAACTTTCTATTGAAAAACCTGTAGAGATTAAAAAAATTATTGATAATATTGATTTAGCACAATCAAAATTAGATGAATTAAATTTAAACCCAACACGAGAAAATAGATTAGAGAGAGTTAATTTAGAAGCACAAATTGATTTTTATAATGATCAGGCTTTTACTATAGAAAATAATAAAGAAATTATATATCGTAAAACAGAATATGGTGTAGAAAAAGAAATAGATGGTAAAATAACTCCTATTGACTCTCCGTTGAAAGGAATTATGTTATTTGAAGAGGCGGAGTTAAATAAACCTAAAGGGATAAAACTAGAATCAACTTTAGAAAAAGGTAAACCATTAGAGGTAGTTTCTGAAAAAGAATATAATAATTTTGTTGACAAAGGTATTGTAACAGAAAAAAGATTAAATGATATTGCTAATAAAGTAAAAGAAAAATCAAAATTAACTGAAAAAGAAAATGCTATTTTCACAGATAAAACAGGTGAGATAAATGCTATTTTAGCTCAAGAAGTAACTACTCCTTTAGCATTAACAGAAGAACAACAAGATAAGATTGCAGAAATTGATGCTATGTTAGCAGAACCTGATGGTCTTACAGAAGAAGAAATAACTAACTTAAAAGAAGAAAAAAATGCCATTGAAATCAGCATCAAGCCAATCACCCAAGGCGGTGAGCAAGGCGGTATCGTTCAACGTAAAGGAACTAAAGAAAGACAACCTAAAGCAGGGGAAAGAAAAGGGAGCACAAGGGAAGCCGAGAAGCCAAAAGCAGATAATCGCAATCGCCCTGTCAGCAGCGAAAAGAAACAAGAAGTAGTAGAAGTTGCTGAGAAAGTTGCTGAACCTGTTGCTGAAGTGGTTGCTGAACCTACTATTGAAGTTGAACAATATATTCCAATTACAGAAAAACAAGTAAGTCATGAGAAGTTTACAAAAGATAATGCTGTAGATTATGATTATGATTATAAGACAGGTGAGAATGGGAGAGAGTATGAATATATATCAAAAATAGCAGTAGAGTTAATTACAGATGATGGGGATTCAATTGGTAATTTAATCAAGAATATTGATGAGGAAGGTAATGTTACTTGGAATGCTGAAGATTTAAATGGGGAAGAATTATCGGAAGATGGTTTTGATACAAAAGCAGAAGCACAAAAAGGTCTTGTAGATAAGTGGAATAAAATCCAAAAAAGAGAGTTTGATAAAGAAGCTAAAAGACAAGCTAAAGCTGCTGAAAAAGAAGCTGCTAAAAAAGCTAAAATTGCTGAAAAAGAAAACCCAAAAGGGTTGGCTGAAAAGAAACAAGAAGTAGTAGAAGCTCCAATACCACTTAGTGATATTGAAGTAAAATATAAAAGTGATCCTAACTCTTTAAACAAAAAACAATTTCTTGATTTATTAAACCAAAAAAGAGAAAGATTAAAGAGAGCTACATTAAATTTAGCTAAGGGTAAACTAACTAGTGAGCAGGTAAAAATTAAAAAGGCTGCTATACTTTCTTTGGAGAATACAATTGCGGACATTGTAAATGTTATTAATAAATCACAAGGTAAAAAATTAAAGATTGCTAAAAAAGAAGATGTTGCATTTAGTAAAAAACAATATGTAATTGAAGATACAGAAAGTATTGTAGATGAAATAAATAAATTAGAAGGGGTTAATATAGAAGTTGATCCTTCTGAGTCTACCTTATCAAAAGGTAAATTAGACATTAAATCTATCAAAAATAGAAAAGGATTAGCTAAACAGCCAAATATTGTTACAATAGCTGATTATAAAGGTATTCCAATAATGGTTACTATATCAGATGAATTAACAACTGGTGATGTAGTAAATCCAATAACTGGTAATAAAATTGATAATTTAAATGGAGGTAATTTATTCCCTTATTCAAAAGGTAATACTGGATATGCGTGGGCTTATACAGATACAGATACAGCTACAGATACATTAAATGTGGCTAAAAGTATTTATAATAATAACCAAGAATTATTTGATAAGTTATGGGCAGATGGCAAATTGCCTAAAAATCATATACCTGTTGCTGTTGTTAAAATGGGTAAATCTGCAATGTCATCTAATGAAGCAGTAATAAGACAAATAATTGACAACTTATCAGATGGTGTAATCCCTAAAGAAAATAAAGTAAATGCATTTAATTTACTTGAAGGAGATATTAAAAACCAATTAAGTGTAGTACAAAAAAGAATTAATAAAGCAAATGGTGATCCTACTCCAGCAGATATGGCTTCAAGTAGGGGTTATAAAAAAATATTAGAGTTATTAAAGACTGTAAAATCTTTTGATGAACTTTTAAAAAGATCAACCGAACTAGACATTGGGACTAGACCATTATTAATATCTAGATTTACGAGTGGTAAGGCAGATCTTATACCAAGTGAAAGTAAATTAACTGTTAAAAAAGATGTTGCAAAAGCATTAATAGGAGATCTTCCAAAAGCAGAAATAAAAAGAATTAATCTTGGTAACTTAATAGATAATTTAGCTGATAAATCACTAGAGAATGTACCCGATAAACATATTATTAGTTTTGTTGGTATAGACATAAGTGAAGATAAGCCAGTTATAATTAAAACACATCCTAATTATCCTGCTGCTTTAAAAGGTCAAGGATTAGGCGTATTGGAAGAAACTTCACATTTAGCTAGTGTAATGCCAGCTGCATATGGAAATATTGTAAATAAATTATTAACTGCTGAAAGAAAAGGTAAAAAAGTTAGTGGGAATGAAATGGTTTCCGCTGGGCTACCAGCTGCATTAAACAATGTTGTATTAAGGAATAAACCTATTGGAGAATCTCCAAATGATTTAAATAAAATTATCGGGTATTTACAATTATCTTTTCCTAAAGTGCAATTCTTTACAGATGAAAATACTTGGGGTGATGTTTTAGATTCAGAAAATGTTAAGAAATTTGTAAAAGAAAATGAAGTTGTATATGGATTAACAAAAGATGGTCACGTATATTTAAACCCAGAGTTTAGTAGTTTAAATACTCCTATTCACGAGGTTGGTCACATTTGGATTGATTTACTTGAAAATAGTAACTCTGCTTTATTTAATAAAGGACTTGATTTAGTTAAAGGAACAAAAGAGTTTTCTGATGCTACTGAAATGTATGGAGATACTCTAAAAGCCAAAAAAGAAGCATTAGCTATATTAATTGGTAATAGAGGAGAATCTATCACAGATGCAGCTAAAAAGAGTAAATTTAAAGAATGGTTAGTTGGGTTATATAAATATATTCAAGAAAAATTCCCCTCTTTAAAAAACCTTACACCTAAACAAGTTGAAAATTTAACGCTAGAAGAGTTTATTGATGGTGCATTAAAAGATATCTTAGGGGCTAAAGAAGTTTCGTTTAAAGCTAGTAAAAAAACGAAAGAAGTTTTATTTAGAAAGATAAAGGATGAAACAAAAAAGATAGAACTTACAGATGAACAAAAATCTAGAAAGGCTATAAAAGAATCACCTTTAGCAAATGACTTAACTCAATATGCTTATGAAGGAATTAAAAACAAAACTATAAAATCTATAGATAACTTTAAAGCAGAAATAAAAAAGAAATTTAATTTAGATTTTGGTAGAAATACCCCAACTGAATTAACTAAAATATATGATGATGCAAAGGTTAAATTCTTAGGAGAAAAAGAAAGAGTTTCAATGAGTTTTGAAGACTACCTTAAAGACAGAAATATATCTTATAAACAAGGTAAAGCTGAAGGTAGGGAAACATCTAAGGCTAAGATGAAAATCTCTGATGAAATATTTAATACAGCTATAGATTACTTAAAATCTAAAAAAATAGGAATTGTTAAACAAAACATTTTAAAGGGTCTTATTACTAAAGCTGCTAAAGTTTCTTCTACAAAGAATTTAGACTTATTTATAAATAAAGTAGATAGCATAATGGCTAAAGCTGAATTTATTGAGAAATATATTACAGCACAAAAAATTAAAAAGGCATTATCTACAAAAAATAAAGGTAATGCTACCCAATTGATTGCTAGATTAAAGACGATAAATTTAAAATACTTATCTGAAAATGATATTGATAACTTTATTGATGTTTCTAAACAACTATTAACAAGTAAGCCTAATATGGCTAGTTTAGTAGATAAAATAAATGAGGTGTTATCTGCTGAGCAAACATCATTAAAAGAAGCGTTAGATAGAACTTATAATAGTTTGGGTGCTGAAACTGCTGATGGTGGTAAGTTTATGAACATAAAAGAGATTTATCAAAATTTAAATAAATTCGTAGAACTTAACTTAATAAATAAAGATCAGGCAACAGAAGTAGAGGTTAAATACGCTAAAGAGAACCTTACAAAATCATTAAATAAAACATATGATAATATTAATGAATTTATTGATTCAGAGCAAGAGATAGAAAGTTTGGATGATTATTTATCATTAAAAAGGTCTATTAAAGCATACAATAGAGTACTTAATAAAATAAATTCAATATTACCAGATTTTAAAGCTGATCCTATTTTATTATCAGAAGTAGAAGGTCGTATTGAAGATGAATTATCTGAACCTATTAGAGAAGAGATAGCTAAATTTAAAGAATCTATAGTATCTGATGCTACTGATATAGCAGTTGATTTAAAAGACTACACATTATCTAAGCAATTTAAAGAAGATGCTGATGTTAGTGATGATACATTTACATTATTAAGTTCTGATTTATCTGCCTTTGCTAATAGCGTTACTGAAGATGTATTAAATGAGATGTCAATAGAAGAGATTGCTGATTTTATGTTCTATTCAGAACAGGCAATGGAAGGTTACGTACATCCTGAGATTTATGATTCATATAACAAAGTAGCAACCATTCTATTTAAGAATGATATTACAAGCGATTTAGCTAAGGTTATTGAAGGTGATACTGCTTTTGCTAAAGATATTAAAAAAATGGATTCTGAATATGATGGGGCTAAAACTAAGTCTGATTTATCTAACATCATGACTACTCATGCTAAGCATAATGTGGATTCATTCTTAGGAATGGGTGATGTGAATTTATATTACAATAATATATATCAACCATATGGTACAGCATTAGCGAGAAAAGATTTTATTACAGCTAAAAATAATACTGAATTTGTAAAAATAAGTAATGCAGTAGATAAACTTAAAGTAAGTGTAAAAGTTAAAAAAGGAGTTTTCTTTGGCAAGGTAGTAGGTTCTTTAAAGACTTCAGATATAGGTAAGGTTGTTGGATATGATAAATCTATGCAAGATGTTAAACACGCAATAGCTATTTTAATACAACAACTAGATTATATATCAAATTTACCTAATGCAGAAAAGGCAAAATATAAAGATTATGCTGGCTATGTTATTGAAAACAAAAATAGTTTTATAAAAAATGCTAAAAGTGATGATGCTACTAAGAGAATAGAAGACTTAATGAAAGATTATGAAAAAGCATATGATATTATTAAAAGACTTGATCCTTCTGTAGGAAATGAAAATTCAATTTTACATACACCAGAAGGAGTTGAAAAAGTAATAAATAAATTAGGAGGGATTGATGAGGTTCTAGGTAATTATATAAAAGTATTTAGAAAAACTATTAAGTCTTACGAATCTTTTACTGAGATTAACTCAATTAAAAAAGGTGAGCAATACCTTGCTGCTATTAATTATGCACCAAGACAATATGCTACAGGGGCTATAGGTAAAGATATAACAGGGAAAGATTTTGCAGAATCTATAAGCAAAGGTTCTGATGCGTTTCAAAACTTAAAGAAAAATTCATCTGCTACTTATAGTCGTGTTGGTGATGGTTTAGCACCTAGAATTATTGATCCTGAAAGAATATTACAAATGCATTCTAACGATGTTATGATGGAGTATTCACTAAAAGGGATTATAGAAAACTCAATAGATGCATTAAAATTAGCGGAGAATAAATCTAAGTCTGAGGGTGAACAAAGATTCTTAACGGCTTGTAGAGATTCTATAAGTTTAATGCTACAGACTGAGTTTATAGTAGGACAATCTAAGGGTGGTGATAAATTAATCAGTACTTTATTAAATACTCAAAATACGCTATTAGTTACAAATGATATTAGACAACCTTCTGATTATCTATCTAACTTAGAAAAGGTAGCTACCTCTGAAGAAGGTGCTAAAATAATGATGAAATTTGTTGAGGAAAAGTTTGGTAAATTAACAAACACTTATGATGCAGATTATATAGAGGAGTTAAATAATAGAGATAAAGCAGCATATGAAATTGCTACTCAACTTGGAGGGGAGTTCTTATGGTCTGAAGCAGAAAAAACGGCAGGTCAAACTTCTGCAAGTATTCAGGGTCAAATGATACAAGGGAATAAAGCTATTAAAACAGCTTGGGCAGATAGACTTATTGTGGCTCAAACTTACTTACCATTATTTATCAAAAACTTTGAAAAAATATCAGGTACAAAATTTGACGCAAATGCTTATAACGAAAATCCACAAAAATATTATCTAGATAACATTAGAGAGTTTACTAAAGCTAGGGACGAAGCAGATTTATTTATTGCTAAAAACTTAATATCTAAAAACCCTTTATCTAAAGCAGAATACATTACGTTAATTCCTATTATTAATCGTTGGAAAATACCTAGGAAAGATAAATGGATGAGGACAATTTTTAACTTAACTGGGTATAATAATAATGATTCAGAAGTTATAAAGGCATTGATGGTTGATATCTATAAAGGCAATGGAAATAGAAATAATAAATCAGTTGCTTTAGCGGGTAGGATTTCAAGGTCTGTTGTATCACAAATGATATACATTGCTACAATGGATATTGCTATTGGACTTATTACAGCTGGGATCGAAACAATAGGGAGTGCAATTGGCGAAAGAGATGAAGAAAAATTATTAGATGCTAAATATTTTGTTGAGGAATATAACCAATTTAAAGAGCAATGGCTAACTGGTGATGCATTTACACAAGACTTTTTAGGTGCTATTACTACTATGTCATTAGGTAGATTCCAAAACATAGCTAGACCTATTGTAGCTCTTAGTTTATTCTTCTTAAAGAAAAGTGGACAATTTAGTGAAAATAAAAAAGAAAATGAGGCAAAATATAATACTGCTATAAAAGCAGGTAGAAGTGCTAATTTATTTTTAAATTCATACCCAACCCAATATAAAATTGGAATGGTAGCAGGGGTAGAAGCTGCATCAGCTATATCTGGATTATCATATCTAGGAGGTATACTTTCTAGTAATGCTGATATAATATCTGATATGGCTAATGGTAAGCAATTTGATAAAGAATTAGGTAGGGAAGCTGTAGCAATGCAGGCAACACAAACTTTAAATCTTGCAGTATTATTGTGGAATAAAAATTATAACCCTCGTTTTGCAGGTAACTTAAATAAAGTGTCACAAGGTTTCTTATATGAAATTAAGGCTGAGCAATATAAAAATAGACGAAAGGATATAAGAAAGTCAAATGAAGATGGATTTGGCAAAGATGATTAAGACTAAGGGGGCTGTAATAAGCCCCTTTTTTTTGTTATATTTGCTATGAATAATACCCTTATCATATGGCATTTGAAATCAACTTTTCTTGTTCACAAACCGTTAATTGTGAGTTATTTACGCTTACTGATACGTCATTGAACTATGATGATATAACCGCTACTACAAGATCTGTAGAGGTTACTTACTCTGATGCATCTGTAGATGTTTTTAACTTTCCTATTGTTGACGGAACTGGCGATACGCTTGAAGTTTTAATTGACAAAGACTATACAATGTCTATAAAGATGATAGTAAACGAGCTTTACGATATCACTATAGTATATATAGCCACTTGCAATACAGACGCATACTACAGAAGTTTAGGAGCAGAATTGGATGACAAATTAGATAATGGAGGGTGTTCTGATTGTATTTTAAATAGGATGGAAAGGATTGACAATTATAGGAATAGTGCTGTATCTTATGCCTCTATTAATATATTAGCCATAAGCCAAGAATTTCTAAATAGAATACCATCGGTATATAGTTTAACTTGTGTTTGTAGTTAATAAGGATGCGACCAATAAGTGAGATACAGGTATATTTAGTATATGCAAGGATTGTTCTTGCACAGTATTGGTATAGTATTTTAGTAAAGAGTAGCACAGGTGAGAACATTACAGAGTATGAGTGGAGTAGGGTTAGAATTGTAAAGGCTTTAATCAAAACTATTCAATATAATATTGATTATGTGCCAACGCAGGAGCAGTTAATTAATGAGCAGTTTAATACATTGCTAGACTACCTACCTGCTAACTTCCTTTCTACTACCTACGAGGTTCATAATCCTCAAATGACTCAGCTTATCAACCAAATCTTTATAGGTTTCGTTGCTAAGGCTACTAACTTGGCGTATGGTATCGTAAGATTATCAGCTCCAGCTTTAGACCCTGACGATCCAATTGTGATCGCTGAGAATGATGCTAGGGTTGCAGAGTGGACTGAGGCTAGTAATCATATGCTTGTAGACACCAATGTTACATTGGGAGAAACTTACATAGTAGATTTAATTAGTAGCGATGGTTCGGTATTATCATTTGATATACCGCAGTCATACAGACACATACAAAGTGCAAATAGTGCTGCGTGGACAATAACACATAATTTAGGATTTAGACCTTCAGTTACGGTGATAGATTTAGATGGGGATGTAGTAAATGGAGATATAACATACAACACAAATAACCAATTAACAATAACATTCTCATCTACAATAAAAGGTGAGGCATACTTAAACTAACATGGCACAGAAATTCCTCACCGACATTCAAATGGGATCAGGGACAACGGTTATAAACCTTGTCGTAGACCCACGTTCAACAGTACCTTCATCACCAGTTGAGGGTCAAATTTATTACAACACTACAGACGATGTCTTGTACTACTACAATGGTACAGCATGGGCTACGTTTGGTGATATCACAGCGGTACTTACTCCTTCGGGATCAGGTATGTCAGGCGGTGGTACAGCAGGTGCAATTACCTTGCAGGTAGTAGTAGATAACTCTACTATTGAAATCGGTACAAACACAATCCGTTTGAAGGATGGTGGTACTACATTTGCAAAGTTAGCTACAGCTGCTTGGACAGATTCAATTACAGGTAACTCATCGGTAAAGTTAACAACTGAAAATGCTGTTAAGACTTATGTAGACTCTGCGGTTGCTTCATTAGGTTACTTCGTTGGTGGTTTTGCTGCAGGTTCTGCTTCAACATTCCCTGTTGCACCGGGTGGAACAAACAAGGGTGACTACTGGAGAGTAACATCTGCTGGAACTGTTAATGGTGCTGTGTTAGAAGTTGGGGATGTTATTATTGCGAATATTGATAATCCAAATGTTAGTTCAACTACAGATTGGACAATCTTACAAACGAATGTAACTCAAGCGACAGAAACTGTTGCTGGTATTGCAAGACTTGCTACACAAGCAGAAACAAATACAGGTACGAATGATTTAACAATCGTTACACCTTTAAAATTAAAAACATTATTAGATGCAAGGGTTGGTGGTTACGCTGTTACAATTGGTAACGCATCTGCTACATCATTTGCATTAACTCATGGATTGAATACATTAGATGTTGTTGTACAGATTGCAGAGGTTTCAACAGGTGACACAGTTTATGCTGATGTTGCTAGAACTTCTACAGCTGTTGTTACCGTAACATTTGCGGTTGCACCATCTTTAAATCAATACAGGGTGATTATAAAAAAATAATTTAAATAAAATATGAATTTTTTATCTGTTTTATACGCAAAGGCGGGGATAACTGTAGATGGTGTTACGACATTAAATAACACCGCTACAGCATTAACGCCTACTACGAGTGATAATTCTACCAACATTGCTACTACGGCTTTTGTTAAGAATCAAAACTATTATCCGTATCCAACAGGTACAACTTCTCAATATGTAAGGGGTGATGGTAGCTTGGCTACGTTCTCTCAAGGTGGGGGCGGGGGCGGATCATCAGTAAACTACTATTTGAATGGTAGTGTTTCTCAAGGGACGATAGGTGGTAACACTTATTATGAAATGAGCAAAACTGCTATAATAGGAACAAACGCTGATTTTAGTATTAATGCAGATGGTTATGTTGCTCAGTTTGTAACGGATGCGGGTGACCCTGCATTGTTAAATATACCGGGTGGTAACTGGAACTTTGAGATGTTTTTCTCTGCAAGTTCAGGTGGTGGTACTCCAAGTTTTTATGTAGAATTATATAAATACGATGGTACTACGCTTACCTTAATTGCAAGTGGTTCTACTGCTCCTGAATCTATTACAGGCGGTACAGCTACAGATTTATATATTACTGCATTAGCAATCCCTACAACTACCTTAACATTAACTGATAGGTTAGCTGTTAGGGTTTATGTTAACCATAGTGGGAGGACAATTACACTCCATACACAGAATGGTCACTTGTGTCAAGTTATCACAACATTTACTACAGGCTTAACAGCGTTAAATGGTTTAACTGCTCAAGTGCAGAACTTTGCTGTTGGTACAAGTGGTAGTGACTTTGCTATTTCAAGTGTAACAGATACGCATACATTTAATTTACCTACAGCATCGGCTACTAAAAGAGGGGCTTTAAGTTCTATCGATTGGTCGGCATTTGATGCAAAGGTTGACTTTGGTGACTTATCTGCTACATCTCCACTTAGCTATAATGGTAGTGGGGTATTTAGTATTGCTCAATCAAGTACTTCAACGAATGGATATTTATCTTCTACTGATTGGACAACTTTCAATAATAAAATTGGCGGTAGTGGTACAACTAACTACTTGCCTAAGTTTACAGGTACGAGTACAATAGGGAACTCTTTAGTTTTTGATAATGGTACAAGTGTTGGTATTGGAACTGCAACTCCAACGGGTAAATTAGAAGTAGCGGAAAATGGAGGAGGAACTTGGACATCTGCTAATAAACCTACATTATTTATCTCTAATGGGGGGACTAGTAACGCTTATTATGCTCTAGGAATTAAAACAAATTCAGGTGAAATATTTTCTGTAACAAACGCAGGGAATGTTGGTATAGGGACTTCAAGTCCGGGTAAAAAACTAGACGTTGTTGGAACAACAGATACATCTATACGAGTAAGAGATACAGGAGGTGCTTCTCTTGAGCTTTATCAACAAGCAACAAGCTCTTATATTTTAGCAACAAATACTCTTATTACTTATACTGGTGGTAGTGAAAGAATGCGTGTTGATGCGACTGGTAATGTTGTTATAGGGGCTATTACGCCTACTGCAACTTTAGATGTTCGTTCAAAAGCAGCATCTGGTTCAATAACTGCTCCAACATTTAGAGCTTTTGGATATGATACAGATTCATACTTTCAAGTAAATAATAATGCTAGTAATAGTGCTGATATAAAATTAACAAGAAGTGATGCTACCACTATGTTCGAAATTAATGGACATACTGGGTTAGCTTATTTTAATGGGAATGTATTAATTGGTGGAACTGCATTACCATTAAATCGTAAAATAAGTATTGAGGGAAATATTACGGGTGGTACTACTGCTTATGGTATTGACCAATTTGTTACGATTTCAAGTGGTGTAACTACTTCGATGTTTGGTTATAGAAGTAATCCTTCAACTGCTGCTGCTGCATTTACATTACCAGACTTATATCACTTTTATGCAAATGATGTAGCAATAGGTGCGGGTTCTGCGGTTACAAGACAATATGGATTTTTTAGTAATATTGCAAGTGGAACTGGGGACTGGAATTTATATATGGGTGGTACTGCCGCTAATTATATGAATGGTAACCTTCTAATCGGCACAACTACAGACGCAGGTTTTAAACTTGATGTTAATGGAACTGCAAGAATAGTAGGTGCGGTAACTACAAATTCTTCAAGTGGATTTAGACTTGATAGTGCTGGTAGTATTTTATTTTCATTAGGTTATTCTGGTGGTACATTATTAGATAGACTAACTGGAACTGCTATTAGAATTGCTGAAAACGGAACTCCACAATTAACAATAGCAACTGGTGGTGCAGCAACATTTTCTTCTTCGGTAACAGCAAGTTCACTTATTAAAAGTGGCGGTACATCTTCACAATTCTTAAAAGCAGATGGTAGTGTAGATTCAAATACCTATCAAACTACAATAACATTAACAACAATAGGAACTTCAGGTGCTGCTACATTAGTAGGATCAACTTTAAACATTCCTAACTATGCTGATACCGATACAGGTATAACATCTTTAAACGGATTAACGGCTTTAACACAAACATTTGCAGTAGGTACAAGTGGAACTGACTTCGGAATTTCTTCTGCTTCTTCTACTCATACTTTTAACTTACCTACGGCTTCGGCAACAAATAGAGGTGCTTTAAGTTCGGCTGATTGGACAACTTTTAATAACAAGCAAAACGCTTTAACAAATCCTATTACAGGAACAGGCTCAACTAATAATTTACCAAAGTTTACAGGCTCAACTGCTTTAGGGAACTCAAATTTAGTTAATGATACTATTGGTAATTTAGGTTTAGGAATAACTCCAGTAAACTCTTATACACCTTCTCTTTCTTTAGAAATAGGTGCTAATGGTATTTTGTGGAGTGAAAAAGCAACGAGTAGTTTTAACTCAATATTTATTGGATTAAACTCTTATTTTAATTCTGCTGGCAATCCTTTATATAAAAATACTGGCTTACTTGCATCAAGATATACTCAAAGTCAAGGTTCTCATATTTGGGATACTGCACCAAGCGGTACGGCAAACGGAGCAATAACTTTTGCTACTAATATGAGATTAGATGCAAATGGTCAATTAGGTTTAGGTGTTACACCAAGTGCTTGGAGTGGATTTAAGGCTTTACAAACAGTAGGTGGTAGTTTAATAGGTGCAGCAGGAGAATTACAACTTTGGCAAAACGCCTATTATGATGGTGCTTCAAAATATTACGCAACTGGAACTGCTACAAGATATGGAATGACTGCGGGGCAACACAGATGGTATTATGCTGTAAGTGGAACTGCAAACGCTGCATTAACTTGGGTTCAAGCTATGACTTTGGATGCAAGTGGTCGATTAGGTATAGGAATAACAAGTCCTTTAGGCAAATTACAAGTTGTTTTACCAACATACACAAACGAAGATACTGATAGCCAACAAGCAATATTTGGAAGCGGTACAAATGGATATGGGGTAAGAATAGGATATAGCGAAAGTGGAAATTATGGAGTAATAAATTCTATAAAACCAGCGGTTGCGTGGGGAAATTTAGTTTTACAATCGGGAGGTGGGAATGTTTTAATTGGAACCACCACAAATTCAAGCTACAAGTTAGATGTAAACGGAACTGCGAGAGTGAGTGGTAAATTAACTGTTGATAACAATAGTGGAATATCAATTTTAGCATCTACCAATTTTGGTATGAATATGTATTTTGATAATGCTACTGGATATTCTTATATTGATAGCAAATATGATTCTGCTGGTTCGGGAAGATTATACATAAGAACAAGAACAAACGGAACGCCTGTAAATGCTTTAATGTTTTTAGGTACAGGTGCAGCAACATTCTCATCTTCAGTTACCGCTACCAACTTCATAGTACCCGGTGGTACTTCAGCACAATTCTTAAAAGCTGATGGCTCATTGGATTCAAATGTATACCTTACATCAACAAGTAGCACATTCAGTTATACAGCAAGTGTAACTTTATCTCCTACATGGCAGAATACAGGCGTAAGTAGTGCTAACTTAGGCACAGGGGTTTACCTTGTAACTTGCAACGCTAATGACTTTGGAGTAGGTGGGTTACAATATAATTGTACCTACACAGGACTTATGTATTTCTTTGCAGGTGCAACAAACGGATCAGATGCAAACGAAATTGTATTACACCACACAGGTCACGCTGACAATGGAAGATATATTTATTTAAGAACATTAAACACAGTTAGTGCGGATGGTAAAACATATTTACAGATAAGCGGAAACGGAACAAACTCAGCAGCATCAAACTATCAATTAACATTTAAAAAATTATTATAATATGTCAGTAAAAATATCAAGCCTAAATACAGCTTCAACAATTAATTCAGGAGATGACATTAACATTGCTGGAAACAACCCACTAACTTTTAGTGATTGGGGTGGCGGATGGTTTATGCAAGATGGCACTTATATAAGGTCTTTAAATCAAAAATCAATTTGGCTTGGAGATGGTGTATTAGCAAGTAATGGGGGATTGTCAGTTGGGTATGGTGGTACATTGCCTACAGCTGGATATGGCATTATAGCGGGTAGACTTGGTGTTGGTACTGCTACTCCTGCATATAAATTAGATGTTGATAGTGGAGCTACTACAATTGCTGCCAGATTTTATAGTCCTTCAAGTACTGCTACTGTTGTTTATGTTGGAGGCTCAGGAAATACAGAATATTCAGATTTAGTATTATATTCAAATAGCGGAACTGGAGAAATATTTAAATCAGGGACAGGATACTCTTCATATGGAGGGACTTTAGCATTAAATATTTTTAATAGCAATGGGGCAATTGCATTCCATCCTAATAGTATAGCCAATGCTATGTTTATTGCTACTAATGGTAAAGTTGGTATTGGTACTTCAAGTCCTGAGCAAAAGCTACACGTTGAAGGAACTGTACAACTTGGTAATCAAGAAAATTTAGCTTGGGCTTATGATGATGGTAATTATTATAATTATATAACAAATACATACGATGCTTCTACAGGAATGACCTTTAGAGCTGGGAGTTGGACTAGTGCTAATAATGTAGATTTTTCTTTTCAAACTCATTACGGTGGGGCAGGATGGTCTACTAAATTAGCAATAAAAGGTAATGGTAATGTAGGTATTGGAACTACAAATCCTACTGATAAACTAACAATAGTTGGTTCAGGTAGTTATACAGGTATATCATTAGATACATCAAGTACAACAGGTGGGGCTTATTATGCAGTTAAACAGAATGGTGTTTCTTCGGGATTCTTTGGAGGTAGTGGTGCTGCATTAGGCGATACATCTTCGGATTTAGCATTATATGCAGAAACAAGCAAGAATATTAGATTTTACACAAATGGGTCTGCTACAGAAAGAATGCGTATTGCTTCAAGCGGTAATGTTTTAATTGGCACAACTACAGACGCAGACTTTAAGTTAGATGTAAACGGGACAGCGAGAGTAACTTCAGCAAATAATACTACAGCATTAACAATAAAAGCAGGAAGTGCAGCAACTTTCGAATTTAAAGGGAATTCTACAAGTGGATATACTTCAAGTTTTAATATAAATGACTCAGCATTATATATAGGTCACGATAGTTCAGCAAGAGCGTTAATTTTACAAACTGCAAGTTTAGATAGATTAACTATTAATGGGGCAGGTGCAGCAACATTTAGCTCAAGCGTTACAGCAGGTTCATTTATTAAATCAGGAGGTACAGCCGCTCAGTTTTTAAAAGCAGATGGTAGTGTTGATTCGAGTGCTTATGCTACAACATCTGCATTATCTGGATATGCTTTAGTTGGTCATACACACGATTTAGGTAGATATAGTCTTCAGGCTCCTGCGTATATTGATGGATTAACTGCTTCAAATTTTAGAAGCACATTATTTGGTCTTACATCTAATACTTTTAACATATCAGCAGCGAGGTGGAATACTGTACCAACAGCATTATCAGGGTTGAATGCTTATGGGACTATGATGGCTTGGTCAGGTGCTGATACACAAGGTTTTATTGCTGTTGATTATTACTTTGCTAATGCCCAAATTGGTGGAGGTAATGGCAATAATATTAATTGGACAGCAACACTTATTCATTCTGGTAACATTGGCTCTTATGCTTTACCTATATCAGGGGGTACAATATCAGGTGACTTAACTACAGATGGTTGGTTTGTAAATTCTACAGATAATTATGGAATAAAAAACTCAGCAAATAATTCTTCTTTTTGGAGTCAAAGTGCAGGATGGGTTGTAAATTCAAATGATACTACATCTGTTCGTCTTGCCTTCTATACCCAATATACTCAACAGTTTTCAATAGGTAGAGCAAGTGAAGGTATTTATATAATAAATGACCAAGACGCAGAGTCGAGTATTCTTTGTTACCAAGGAGCGGGGTATGGTGGATATTTAACAGGCACTTGGAATGTTACAAATATATTAACAGTCGCAGGTAATTATGCTAGAATAAATAAAGACTATGTATATACTTCAGGTTATATTGAATATTATTCATCGTTTGCAACTACTCCAAGTACAACTACTTGGAAAGCAGGAGTATTTTCTACTGGTGATGTGGAAGCAAGAACTATGTTTAGGATATCATATGCAAATAATATCCTATATGGAATTAGTATTGGAGAAGACGGAAGTATTACTGCTGGAGGTAATTTATACTTAAATGCTAAGGGATTTAACTATTGTCACTTAATATTAGGGGGAGGGTCTGGGCTTTATGCAAATGAATGGAGCATAAAATCATCAACTACAGGAGGGTATGGTATTTCTCATGCTGCTATTGAAGTATATAATGTTAGTAATTCAGCTAAACATTCATTTTTTGATTCAGCACATAATTTTATAGCATCAATTGAAAGTGGTAAAGCAACATTTGCTTCAACTATTATTACTACTACTGGTGATATTTTAGGTGGTAGTGATACGAGTGATACTGGTAGTTTAACATTAAGAGGTGGATATGGTACAACAGCAGCTAACGCAGCTAAAATACAAATTAGAGGATTTGAAAGTGGTGCGGCTACACAAGGTGCATTAATGTTCTTTACTAATAATACTGAAAGGTTTAGGATTTCTCAAACTGGTGCAGCTGTATTTTTTGGAAGTGTTGGGGTTACAAGTAATTACATTTCAGTAGGAGATTATGGGTTAACAACAGTTTTAAGTAGTGTTAATGGGTATTTTAAAACAAATAATACATCAAGTTATGGTTTTTGGGAAATAACAGGTGCTAAAGGTGGTTATACTGGATTATTATTCAATGTAACAAATGCACCACACATGATGTTTAACTCAACTGGATCTGGAGGTTTATATTACCAAACTGGTGGCAGATGGGTTATGTATTATGATTATACAGCAAATTGTTTAGCAATAGGGAGTTCAGCAATAGATGCAACTTATAGATTAAGGGTTGCAGGTGCTATTTATGCCACAGGTGCTATTGTTGCTAACTCGGATGGCAGAAACAAAGAGAATGTTGAAGTAGTAGAAAATGCTTTAGAAAAGGTAACTAATCTAAGAGGTGTTACATATACTAAAAAGGATCAGGATTCAGGTAAAAGAGAAATGGGTGTAATTGCTCAAGAAGTTGAGCCTCATGTTCCTGAAGTAGTTCACCACTCTAAAGATGCTGATGTATATGGCGTTTCTTATGGTAACTTTGCAGGTCTATTCATTGAAGCTATCAAAGAACAACAAGTGCTTATAAAAGAGTTACAAGCTGAAATAGAAATACTAAAAAATAAATAATTAAATAATAATACTTATATTTGCTTAAATTAGAAAAAAATGGAACCAACACCAATGACAAATGGCTTAAAGCCTATCGAACCAGTAGTAGTACCGACATTAGGAACAGCTACTCAATTGTATGTACAAGCTAATAGCTTCTCAGCTTCAGCTGTAAATTGTACATTATATTACTACTTAGCTGACGCTAATGGTATGCAATTATTACAAGGTAACGTACAGATGACTGACGAGCAATTCGCAACTTGGGGTACTGATAACTCAGTATTGTACGAGATTGTAGCGGATGAAAAAGGCTTAGTCCTTATTGTAGAGTAATTTAAATTTAAATCTATATGAATCAAAAGAAGAAAGCTACGCTAAAACTTGCTCAAATCATGTCTTTAGAGGCAGAGATTGGCGGGTTACAAAACCAACAGACAGGTGAGTCGATTTTAAAAGGCTTGTTAAGCCATAAAATGCCGATGATCGCCAAGTTTAAACTGAAAATGTTACTTAACTCCCTATCAACCATCAAAAAAGCAAACGATGAGTTGAGAGAAGAGTTAATAAAAGAGTATGGTACTGAAGGAGAAAATGGTTCTATTTCAATCCCTATGTATGTAGATGCAGAGGCAGAAGTAAAAGAATTCAACCCTAAGTATGTAGAGTTTGCAAACAAAATGGAAGAGCTTTTAGCTAAAGAAATTGAGTTTGAATTTGAAGAAATTACTATGGATGAGTTAAAAGAACTAGAAACTGAGGAGTCATATCCTACGTTTATGGACTTACTTATCTTAGTAATGGATAAATAATAGTACTCTCTCGACCCCAACTAAGCCACGCAGAAATGTGTGGCTTTTTTATTATATTTGTATATGTTTAACAATCAATGTCAACCTTTTTAAAAGATATGGATTTCTTCACTCAAGAACTGAGAGATAAGCCGATTATAGGAATAATTAGCGGTGTTTCTTCATGGGCAATATATCAAATAAACTTAATACAAATGTCATCATTTTTTGCAGATACAAATCCTTTTTGGAATCTAATTAGTAAGATGGGTATTCTCATCGGTTTTATGATTGCGTTTATGACATTGATATTAAAGGCTAGAGATTTTTACCATAAAATTATTAAATAATGAAAAACTGGAAAACAACATTAATGGGTGCTACATTAGCAGTCCTTACAGCGTGGAGTACAATTTCTTTAGAAGAGCAATTAACACCTAAAACTATTTTAATGTTAGTGATTAGTGGTGGTATCGCTGCTCTTGGCTATTTAATGAATGACGATATTCTAAAAGGCAAAAAGTAATTTATGCAACTATCAAAATACTTTACGCTAGGAGAGTTAACACCTTCATCAACTGCAAAAAGATTAGGCATCAAAAACAATCCAACACCTGCACATTTAGAGTGCTTAAAATTACTAGCTACAAACGTCCTAGATAAAGTTCGTGAGCATTTTGGTAAACCTATATGGATTTCTTCAGGGTATCGTTCTAAGGCTTTAAATGATGCTACACCGGGATCTAGTGCAACATCACAACATTGTTCTGGTGAGGCAGCTGACTTAGATCAGGATGGTAGAGGCACAGGCGTTTCTAATAAGATGGTATTCGATTATATTAAAGACCACTTAACATTCGATCAATTAATCGCAGAGTTCCCAGAAAAAGGTAATCCAGCTTGGGTTCATGTTTCTTATGAGTCAACAGGTAAGCAAAGGAAACAGGTATTGGTTGCTAAGAAAGTTAGTGGCGTTACTAAATATATCCCTTATAAGTCTGATAAGGATTTAGAATAGTCTTACATACTTAAAGTTACCTTCAGAATCTATATACTGAACCACATATTTACCCCTTATTTTAAGGATTCTAGGTTGGTATAGGTATATTGCCGTAGATATCATCAGCACACAGAGTGCAAGTATTGTAAGTGCTTGTTCCATACGCAAATATAATAAATTTTGCATGAAGTTTTAGTAAAGTTTCATGCACTTTTATTGCTAGAGTTCCCAAATTGGGAACTTTTAAAGCTCATTATTCGTATCAATGCGTATCTATACGGCTCAAAACTGCACCCAATAGGGATTAAAAATGAGCCACAAAGTTATTTTATACCCTATCGGTGTTATTTGTTCACGAATCTTGAACAATCAATTTTAATGAACACTTATTCCACCATTTGTTAATTGTTTTTTTGGTGCTTGTTAAATGTTTGCATGAATTTTTAGTAAAGTTTCATGCATTTTGTCCAGTTAATTCGTTAAAAAACAGGACATTACACGCCTTGTAATATTTACAGGTGTTAAATCTTGTCGATTCCACCTATAGATCAAATGTATGGTAGGTGTTAAATGTTACCACCAAGCTCCTTTAAATAAGCCTCCTGATCAACTAACTCTGTCTTGGGGTATATTTCCTTATAGTCACCATCTTTAATCAAGCAGGCGGTATGTAATGCAGCGACAGCGTTAAATGCTAGTGACCTTAAGTCTACGAAGTTTCCTGTCTTCTGATATTCACAATAGTGCCTCATCAAACTTGCTAAACATTCATCCACAGGAATACCTTTTAAATAATTGGTAGCACCAAAGTCATTAGCGTTCCCAGCCAAGTGTTCTCCAAGTGCTTCAATTGCTAGAGCAGAAACCCAATCAGGTCTAGGTCTGCCTGTATCATCAGAACGAACAGCACCACTAGGAAATCTTCTTATTTTTTTAGAGGATTGAATATCAAATTTAATGCTAGGAGGTGTTGTACCTACAATCATTTGAAATCCTGCACCTGTAATGTCAAAAACTTCTACACAATGGCTTTTTAATATCCCAATAGAGTATGTTCTATTGCCCATCGTATGGTTAACGATATAGTGACTTGCTTCTTCTTTTAATACTCTATAGATGTTACCTACATATTGTTTGTAAGCACCATCTTTTTCTATAACTTCAATTATCATAATCTTTGTGTTTAATTAGTAAGCCCCCAATCAAGGGGGCTTAGGGTTAGAAAGGTAATACGTCTTCTGTTGGCTCTTGAGGTTTATCTTTTTTGATAGCCTTTTGTGCTACACCATTACTCCAAGTTGTTTTAGCGTTAGCTAAGTACACAGCTTTTGTAAAAGTAGGCGAGTCCTTCTTTCTTTCTTCTTCCGATCTAGCAATGGTGATCGAGATGTCGTTATCATACTGATCAGGTTCATCATTTGCTGAGATTGTAATGTTAATCCATTGGGCACCATTTTTGCCTTCAATGATTTTTGATTTGTCAATTTGACTTATGTTAAGTCTTCCGTTTGCAATAAATGCCATTTTTTTGTTGTTTATAACCTTTACAACACACTTAGGGCGGTGTTGCTTAACCCTTCAAACTTGAAACAAAGGCTAACACTTCTCTTTGGTTCTTACAAATCACAATCTGTGGCTTGATTAGTTTTCCTTCGTAAAATAAACCCCCGTTTAAAACACATACGAAGTCAACGACCTCCAAGAAATATTTCTTTATTAGTTTAATCTTTAAACTCCATTGGTCATTTGCATAACCTTTTGCTTCTAGTACAATGTTATGATCGGGAAGTATAAAGTCTGGAGTCCAACTTATTTCTCTAATCAACTCATCGTTGTATCTAAATTTATCAAAGATAACAACCTTGTACTTTAACGCAAACTTTATTTTGTGTAATTTTAATTGTGCGTACACATACTGCTCTAACTTAGAGTCAAATGTTATACCATCGTAGCTAACCTTTGTTGCATTTCTAACAGCACCTGTAGATGGCTTAGATACTTTGCGAACTCGGCTCATATCTTTCAATCTTGTCCTCATTAAACTTGCATTGTATCCCTGCCTCTGATTGACATATCCAATTTTGGTGCGTATAAGAGAAGTACATTACCTCCCAAACCTCTCCGAAGATTTCCCTAGCCTCATTGTATTGAGCCTCTGATAAGCCTTCTCTATTGATTTTTAGAACTACTTTATCACCCTTGGTGAATAATGCACTCCTCTTACTATTTTTATCCGTTATAAACATATTTTAATTATTGTGAACGGTATCAAATATAGCACTATATGGGCTAACCTAGTCTATTTCAGCTAAATACTTTTCCACAATCTCTTTGAATGTCTTATCGTAGGTAGTAGCAATTGAATCAATTAGCTTCTTAGTATGCGATAATTTAGTTGCCAGAACCTTTGGGTTATCAATATCAAACGCTGACATCATAGAGAATAACTCTTGCTCACATCTACTATAGATAGCGTATAGATCAGGATTATGCTTCTGTAATTGTTGGTCACCAAGTATAGAATTGTAGTGTAGGATTGTCGAATGATCGAGTCCTAATTTCTTTCCAACCTTCTGCTTTGTCCACAAGGTAAACCTATACATCAAATGACCAGCAACCATTCGTGCCGTTTTAATATAACCCTTCCTAGACTTCCCTAGTATTTCAACTTCAGCAACACTTAGTGTATTTTCAATAGCTACAAGGATATGCTTATAGATAGCATCATTCCACTCGTTGTACTTACTTTCTTCGAGTAGCTTATTGATAATGTTTAATCCTCCTGCAAGAATAATAACATCTTCGGTAATTGCTGATACAGGTTTAATTCCTTTCGGTGTGACGTGGTAATTTAATTTGTAAATCATAACTCTCTAAAATTAATTTCGTTTTCTAATAACTTTACTTTGTTTCTTAACTGCTCCAGCTCTAACTCTTGTACTGCTACAACTCTTGTTAGGTTTAAATTATGCTTAGATTCAGCATCAAGCTCATCCACAATCTCAGAAATATATTCGCCAACCTTGCTCAGAGCTTTGGCGTATCTCTCGTACTCTTCAGACTTTTCGGGGTTGGTCTTCATTGTATCTGTTGCGGCTATGATGAACTTGATGCCTACTAAGTCAATAAGATTTAATGCATTTAATTTCTCTAGCATCTTCTTCATGATACACTTATTGTAAGTATGTCTTCTACAATTTCATTAAGGTACTTATCAATGAATTCATCCATCTGCTCGTACACAAAGATTGGGGTATCGGTATGCTTTACATCGGATACATCTATCTCTACCTTAACCATACCATTAGCACCAACGATCAGGTTCTTCTCTACCCACTTAACGATGTCTTGCTTTTCTATGATGCGTTCATGTATCTTATCATCGTAAGCATACGCTACATAGTACTCTGTGTGATTCTTTAATGCGACCTTGTCTACATTTAAAATCTGCGGTGTTTTTAGTTTAGTCATTTTGTGTTGCGATAAAATCAATAATTGTGTCTATACTTTTGTTTGTGATTAATGACTTGCAGTTTGCGAAATCATTAAAGTAAGTAATTACATCCTCTCTTAAGAATGCGTTCCATACCTTTGTGTGTTCGTTGTAATGGAATAAATAATCTACTAGGTTTCTCATAATGTTTTTTAAAATGGTGGTGGTGAATCAAATTGTGTTGATGGTTTAAGTTCTGACTGCGTGACTTTACTATTTAATACTCGTTGTCTTTCCTGATCCATTGTCTTATCTCTTTCGTACTGCTCAAATGCGTAGGACTTAAACATAGTATCAAAGGTGTTATGCATTTCGTAGTAGCAAGATTTATCTACATCAAACCATAGCCTTGTTAACCCTACGGAACCGATACCTTTTGGCTTTGCTTTTTGTACTGCTACAATAACTTCATTACCATCGTAGATACGATTATTTTCTACATCAGGCATACCTTTAGCCGGCCTCCACAAGGCAATCATTGCATCACCTTTTCTAAACCATGCTTGACCATACGCAATTTGGCGTGGCGTAGGCATAGGATAGTAAAAGATTGTTTCGCCATTAGCACCTGTTGTTTGTTGTAACTGTTGGTCTTGCACATGGGTTAAAATACAATTGTGTCTTTGCGTGTTCCTTGCGTTCCTTCTCACCCTACCTAATACTGCCTCTACATACATATCTCTAGCCTCGCCTTGTAAGTCATGCTTAAATTCATTAAATGGATCAGCCATCGTTGTATGGATTCTCATGCCTAGTTCAGTTTCAATCTCATCAACCTTGTTGTAAAATTGTTCAATGGTAAAGTCATATTCTCCAGCATCAATGATAACAAAGTATTGGTCAAGTTCAGCAGTCAATCTATATACCTCCTGCTTGGTAAGTCTGTTTACTTTTTGTTGTCTGTCAAGATTAGTATAGAAAGGTTTACCTACCCACTTATGCATTAGCTCAATTGCAATGTCAGATGGGTTACCCGTTTCTGGTGAGTAAATTGCGTGTACCATATTTTTACTTCTACTTAAATTTATCAGCACCTCAAACCAAAACTCTGACTTACCACTTACGGGACTTCCGTACACATAGGTTGTACATCCTAGCTTGACTGAATACTTATCTTGCAAACATTTAAATCCAACATCTTCACCTTTACTAATTCCTTCATCGTACTTTTTATTAACTTCATCTGCTAATTCGCTTATTCTAAAATATCCTTTACCCATTAGTTCCCTATATTAAATCCACTTGCACCTATATTCTTTTGAGGCATTATCTTGTTGTTGTTTTTTAGCCAAGTTTGCATCCTTCTATTAATATCGAAAACTTTCTCCATCTCGAATCTCATCTTCTTTGAATTAGAACTTCTCTCTGACCAATAAGTATAGAAATCTTTTATTGTATTGGTTGATAACTCATCCTTGAATGTATACCAGCACAACTGCTTGAATTCAGCATCTCTATCCTCAATAGATTCCTTCGATCCAATTATCGAGCCACTTTGCTTCGGACTCTTCGTTTGCATCGCTTGGCTCAGTTGAGAAATTGCCTTGACTAAATCCTCTTGCACTAGTCTTATAGCTTGTAGCTCTTGTATAATTATCTTTAATTCGTTCATTGCTTTTGTATAAATTATCGTAACCAATTATAAGTTTCTGAAACCAATTTAAATTTTTTAAGTATTCAGTAGTATTGTCAAGCACATCAATATGGACTTCTTCTATATCTAATATGTCTGATAGAAATCCTGCTTTACGCCTATTTAATACTGCTTGGTGCTTAAAGAAATTCTTTAGTTCTTCTAGCCTTGCAATCTCTTTGTATAATTCTTTTTCTTGCTTTTTCATGTTTTCTATGTTTTTTAAAGTTTCCATATTTGGAAACCTTTTTCTATTTAGCAAATGTGACTCTTATAGTTTCACCTCCTGTAACGATTGCAGGTCTTATCTCTTCTCCTGTTTCAGGTAGATAAACCGATGACTTCAATGTCTTTAGGAATGCTTCCCTTTCTTTCATCGCAGCCTTTGTAATCTCAAGGTCTTTGTTGAGGGCATCCCACAATGAATCACCACACGATGCATAGTTATATTTAGCAGTTACCGATGGCTCTATCTTTGCTCCAAAGATCTGGGCGTTAGTTCCTTTCGATAATCTTAACTCATCAATTGCTGATGGTCTAATCTCGCTAATAACTTCATCCAAGATATCTCTCAACGCCATGAAATGGATCATCTTTCTAGATGGTGACATTTCGCCATCCAAGATAGGCATAGCAATTGCTTTAGCCGTATTTGCAATACTTGTTTTGGTAATGTTTTCAAAATCGAATGCTTTTGCTTCTTGCATTTCATTCGTTACATCAATAATTTTAAATGCTGTCTTTGTCATAATTTTTAGTTGTTTAGTGTTTGTTTAATTTCTTTCCAATTGATTTTTTGTTTGCATTCAGGGCAATGTGTATACTTTGTTATCCATCCCCTTCTACCATCTAGCTTTTCTTTTGTTGTTAAATGTTCCCCTAGTTGACCTAACTCATAATCTAATGTTGAAATTGTTACCTCTTCAGATTTGAATCTAGGATTTACTATTGCTACGGTACAATCGCATCCAGATATATAATTCCAACCATTATATTTAAACATTTTTTTCATAATTTTATTTGCTAGTTATTTTTCTAATCTTTAAAATTAATTCTCTTGGTAATTTCTTTCTTCTGCCGTTGCAAAACCCTACAATTCGTTGATAGTCTTCCATCATATCATGTGACTGACACATCTGCAATGCTGAATTATATTTACTTCTGATCAGGTTGTGCGTTTGCTTTGCAAGTTCCCTTACCTCTTCTTTTAAGCGTACATCTGGATGGTAATATTTAAGCGATTCGTTTAGCGTTTCTATAGATGCCCTAGTAACCATGCAAGATGATGCTCTCATCATTCGGTGGTAAAACTTTGGCTCAAGATTATTAAGTTTGCAGAACGCTTGTACACTACCATATTGGTCAATGATTTTTTTAAAGTAGTCCATCACTTCAGACGGACTACTTTGTAAATTAAAAGGCGACATCTTTAACATCCTCCTGTTTAATTCCCATTTGCGATAAATGCCATTTGACCATTTCCATTCCAATCTTATCTGCTCCTACACCATTCTTCATTAGCTGAATTAGTTTCTTTGTAGGACTCATTATTTTTTTACTTGACTTCATTATATTTTTCGGTTAATAGTTTAACAACTGCTTTATTACTTAATAGATTTGTGTACTTGGTTTTAACTGCTGAAAGTTCTGCTACACTTTTTACTGCCGATAGTTCAGTAGTAAATTCCGTAGGTACTGATTCAACACCTCTCCATATGTCAGCACCAATGCCTAAATAAGAGCCTACCTTTGTGATAGCATCGGTTGTTGAACCTTTGTATGCATCACCGCAGTCATCGTTTGATGAGCCTGCTATACACTCGTAATAAATAGAATGATCAGGTACTGAAAATGTGGTGTGAGTAACGCACATGTAGGTTGTTCTATCTTTACCAGCTTTTGTTACTGATTCGATTTTTTCCATTGACACTTCTCGTGTTCTGATTTGCCAGCCTCCTACACCGAAGACTTCATTGAGTCTATCAGTTACAAAGATAGCTTTGATGGTTGACATTCCTACCTTTGATGGATGGTCTTTGATAGCCTCCGCTGGTAGTGGCTTGTTGATTAATGCGATTTGTTCTTTTGTTAGATTTGTCATAAATTTACTTGTTTATTTTGTTTAAAATTGGTTCTACTATATCGTGCATTTCTATTATTAAGTCTTCGATGTCTTCTAAATTTCCCTGATCCTTCAGAAACCTTGAGATTGGGGATGTTAGTTTCAGTAGGTTCTTCTCTACATCAGCCATCTTGTTGTACACATACTTGTCATGCGAATTGGTAGTATTACTACTACCTTTTATACATGATATATGGTTGATTAGCATTTGTGCGTGGATATAAATCCCTACAACATTGTGCAAGTATGCTTCTTCGTTTTTCATTTTACTGAACTATATTTTACTTCGATACAATCCAATACACCTTCTTGTGCATCTTCATCAGCTGATTCTCTAGTAGTATGTGTATATCTACTGAATCCTTGTTCGTAGACATTAATCCAAACTGAATGTTCAATAGGTTTCTTTACTTCTTCTAAATCAAATTCTTTCCAAATAGAAAAATGTTTACCATCTAATTCCCACATTGTTGGATATGGTGATGTTACTTGGAATATTACCATTCCAATCACTTTGTCTTTATGGATTTCAAATAACTTTACTTCATTCCCATCTTTTGTCTTGTACTTTTTGTTTAAGTCTATCATTTTTTTAGTTTTTAGTTTAAGATTTGTTTAAAATAACACCCTAATTTATCCAACTTACAGGTGTTGTGGTTGTCCCCAAGCACTACCTCAGGTTAGGACTAGACTTATGAGAGTGCGTTGTTCTTTACATCTCTTTGATATTCACCGCAGATAGTCAATCTGAATAGAACCTTGTCCTATTAGCAATCCCTTATGGTAATCACACCATTTCTCATCATATTGGGCATACTATTTGGAGATAAAGCCAAATCGTTTCTTTATAGTTTACTACTATTTATTATTTTTAACAACATTATTGATAATCTGCATACCTTGTTTTTTTACAAACTCGATAGCTAAATCATTAGCATCAGAAGGTAAAACACCTTTCTCAATAAGTTTACTTTTGGTCATTGAAGCCATTACTTCAAATACATTATCTGCTTTAATTTGGTTTGTGTTTAAATCTTTCATTTTTTTTAGTTTTAGTTTGTTCACAAAAATATGTATTATTAATTTAATTACGCAATTTATTTTAAAATATTTTTCAATTTATTGATATAATTAGAATCTTCAGCATATCTGCTACCTAAATATGCTATGTACTCCGATTCTGATTTGATGTTAGATGTGTACTTGCATGAGTATAGGGCATAATCTAGCACCGACTCTCGCCATGAATTGTAGGTAGCATGATTATACTGCTCACCTGTCGCAGTAGTTGCCCTAATAGATGGTTGTTTCATACCAAATAGGTTATTGTTCTCCTCAAATATTTTGGATCTAAAGTTTCCGCTCTCTAATTTTGCTTGGGCAAATACGATGTTTGGGTATTTTACATTCAGCTCGATTAGGTATTGCTTTAATTTTTGCTCCGTAAATATATCCTTTTGGTGTGGAATTGCATAGATTCCATCGGAATTTATTACGATATCGTTAGAAATTATACCGAAACCTAGCCAAAATCCAAGAAAAGAGGATAGTAAAAGTAAGCCGATGGCTTTCCTCCAAGAGAATAGTTTCATCTCTAGGGTTTGTGTGTCGTTTAAATAGATTCGTTTGCTCATAACTTAATGTTTTTAAATTTAGTTTGTGATCTGGTTAAATTGATTCATTTTTATTTGCTATTTTACTGAACATCAGTAGTATTATAAACTATTTTTTGTTACTTAATCTCCAATTTTTAATCTCTTCTTTTATTAAATAAAACAATAAATATAAGGGTATGATGTATAGCATTAAGTAGTTCCTCCTAGTGACTTGTACAAGGTTTGGCTCAATGTACCCATCGGTTGATAGGTTTTACTACCAATCTTTGCATATAGCTTTAGGTTTCCAGCTTGAATAGCAGACAGGTAATTATCCTTACTAGGTAAGCTATTAATGTACTCTACTGCTTCCTTGAATGTTGGGTACTGATAGGTTGACTTCATTTGTATCTCTTCTTTCTTATACTTAAATATGAATAGTTCTTCCATGTCTTATCTCCTCCAAATATTGTTTCCTATAATTGTCATCGTATTGTTTTTTATTCAGTTCCGTTAGCAGATAATAACCTTGCATCATCTTGTGTGGGATTTGGTCAGCGATTGCTTGTTGGTATAACCTTGATACCTTTCGTATGCGATTTTCGTAGTTCATTACTTTTTTATTTTAAAGTTGTGTCCTAATTTAACAATTAATTCATCCATAGTGTATTCAGGAATTGGATTAATAAATGCTTCGTATTCTTCTTTGGTAACGTATTCTCCTTTTATTTTGTAATAACCACTTGAATTTTTAAAAGTTAATTCGTTATTATTATCATCGTAGGTGCATTTCCAAGAATCACCATCTGAATTTTTATAGGTTAATTCATTGCCATTATCATCATAGGTTAATTTGCACCAATAACCACTTTCCCATTGTTTGTAAATTTCATTCCCTTTAGTATCCTTGATAACAATAGGGAATGCGACATTTGTTGTGTCTAAATTGATTTCTATGTTCATATTACTGACATTTTAAAATTAAATTGTAATAGTAATCGTATAACGGATTAAAGATGTCTTGTGCTTCATCGGTAAATGATGTAGTCCCATCCGAATGGCTTACATACATTTGCTCTTCTTCTTCTTCATCTAACGAATCGTTATCAAACATTTCAATCATCGTTTGATTTTCTGCTAACTCTGATGCTAGTTGTAGGATGTTAATTGATACCATAGAATTATTTAACTCTGCCTCGTAGCTATCAAATTGGTACTTATTAATATCAACCATCATCCCACAATTGATACTAGTTATAAACCAATCTACTGACCATACCATTCCATTATCTTCTGCCCATTGTAAGCGTTCTTCTTTTGTTTGCTCTTCCATACCTAGTAGAGATGCAAAGATTCTTTTTTCTGTGTTCATTTTAGTTTAGTTTATGTGTGAAAAAATATGTGCAATTACATTGATTGTCCATCCGTTACCTAACATCCTATACCTTTGTGAATCAGACACGCCCTCGGTATAATTATCTCTAACTGTCTGAAGCCTTTCGCATTCAATAGGTGTAAGTTTTCTAATGTATGGTGGTACAATTAATCGTTGTGCGTTATGGTGTGGTAATGTTAGTGTGTTACATTTCCCATCTTTAACTAACTTCTTGTTGTATACATCCATAATCGTAGGCTCGGTAACATTGCTTACATCTACTTGTGTGCGTTCCAATAGCCTTTCTACTTGGCTTATCCTTACTTGTTTTGGTTGCTTATAATCAGTAGCTACTAGGCATCCCATCTTGTTGTGTTCGCCATATACTATATCCCTCTGACCAATCGTTCTGAATGATGGTGCAGTAGTTCCTACATAAGACTTTGACTCCAAATCCTTGTACCTTTCCGTTACCTTATCAGATAGGAAATACTTTGCATCTACATCATCCTCCAATATATCCTTTAGGTATATGCCTTTGTCTTGTGGTTGTGTGATGTTAGGGATGTTAGTCCAATACAATCTTCTACGTGTTTGTGCAGATACCAATGAAGAATTAATCATGATAGGTTCACATCCAATAGCATCCGAAAAAACTTTTTGCCATTTCTTACCCATCACCACATTCTCTAATAAGAAATACTTTGGCTTGGTTTCTTTAAGCAATCTCATGTACTCCCAAAATAGATACGATTGCCCCTCGAATTTAAAATCATCTGCTTTCAATTCAAGGTAATGTTCTAAAGTTAATATCTCTATATTCTCTTTAGTGGTCAAACCTTTTCTGCTCCCAGCAAATGATAGGTTTTGACATGGACTTCCACCAATTAATAAATCTATTTGTGGTAATGATTCCGCCTGCACATCAATCACACTACCAATCTGAATTGTTTTAGGATAATTTTTCTGCGTGATTTGGATTGCATACTTGTCTATCTCTGATGCGAAATAATTTGTTACTTGGATGCCTGATCTTTGTAGTGCTTGTTGCCCACATGACATCCCATCGAATAGTGATAATACATTCATGTCTTTTATTTTATTTTAGTTAAATCAAATTCTTTAAATACAATTTCTGCTTCAATTCTTTCTTTACATTCACCACCATAGTAGTATGCCCTCCACATATCTCCATTTTCCTCACCATCACCATGCAATAGGAATAATACCTTTGGATGTTTTTTAGATAATGTTTTCATGTCCTCATGATGTTCATACCATTTTGTTGGTTCATCGAATAGGTATTCATAATCTACCATGTCGCATAATTCTTTTTGATAATCAATATTAGAATCTCCACCTTGTAGTGTTTCTAATGCATATTGTGTGTAGTAGCCCATTTTAGTTTCTTTTTTTAGTGATTTGTTCAACGATTTGATATTTATCTCTTAATGGTAATTCGTACCATTCATTCCTCAATGTATCTAGCATCAGTTCTACTGCATCATTCTCTAATCCATGCAGACTATAGCCGAATTGATTTTCTAATTCATCGAATGTCATTGTACCAAAGAAGATATGTAATTCTTCTTGTAGATTTGTAATCTTGTTTAATAGTTCTTGGTCTTGTGTTTTCATGTTGTTTTAGTTTTTAATTTTGTTTATAAATTTAAATGCTTTTTTTTCTGAATTAAAGTATTCATAATCTAATACATCTCCATCTTCATTCTCAATATTAACTCCATATCTTTTTTTATTATCATAATCAGATATGTAATCACAATCCTCATTCCTTATTGCAGTTAATCCTTTGTCTTTAAAAGTTAATGCCATTTGTGTATAGTAATCCATATTTTTATAGTTCTAAATTATATCCAATTTCTTCTAACTCTATTTTTAAATCTTTATACTGCTCTTCCGATGCATCTTCTAATTCATCTATCAATTCTACTGAACAAGCTGAATGCTGACCAATGTGCATATAAGAATCTACCATTGTATTACCATACAGCACCTCGCTGTATAGGTTATTAGGAAAGATGGCTATTACCTCATCATCTATCATTTTGAATACTACTTTTTGTGTTTCCATTTTTATAATATTTGTTTCCATTGTGAGATTGTAAATTGTCCGTATCTTTTTCTAGCTTCTTGATTAGAAATATCAAATTTGTTCATTGCCTTAAATAAATATTCACCATAAGTTTTTGATGGTGGTAATTTATGTTCTATAAATTTATCTTCTACAAATTTTACTATACATTCATATAGGTTTTCATTTGCATCATTATAAATGCTAGGCATAAATTCATTGAATAATTCTTCTTTAATTTCAAATTGAACATCGTAAGGCTCTGAATCTATTTCTGCATTACTACATAATTGAGAGAATAAATAAAAATCATAATTTTCTTTGTACTTTTTCATATTGTTTAAGTTTAGTTTTTAAATGTATAAGTTATTACTTGACACACTACTTCGATAGCATCGTTTATGATTTGAAAAATCTCATCTTCGGTTTTATTAAAGATAGGATTGTTTGATATCATTCGCATAAATGTTTCCGTAGTGTATGGGCATGGCTTGATAAAATAATTATCAATTGCATCAACACCTTGATGAAAGTTTATACCAACAATGTTTTCTTCTTCGTAGGTAATAAAAATGTACCTGTCGTACTCTTCGCTTTTCAATACTTTTAATACTTGTTCCATAGCTTTTTAGTTTTAAATTGTTTTGTAATCGTTTATAAATTCTTTAATATCTTCTTTTGTAATATAAATACCTCCATCCGATGGCTCTCCATCAAAAAATCTTAAAGTACCTACAAGGTCGTAACCCATAAAGCCACGATTTCTATTATAAAAATTCATTACATTTAAAATATCTTTTAATTCTTGTAATGTTATTTTTTTTTCTTCTTTGTTTGTTAAGTTTTCCATTTTTTTTATTTTTTAAGTACATTAATAATAATTTTTTCTCCATTTTCTTTCACAAACTCAATAGCTAATTTATTAGCATCAGAAGGTAAAACACCTTGCTTAATAAGTTTGTTTTTAGTTATGATAGCCATTTGCTCAAATAAATTGTTTTGTGTGATTGGTTGTTCTTTAATTTTCATAATAGTTTAGTTTAGTTTTTCAAATTTAATTGTATTAATTGTTAATTCCAAATGTGCAGAAAGAAAAGGATAGTAAACTGCCCTAACAATACCATTAGAGCAGTTTATTCCCAGCAGGACTGTCCTGATCAGGTGGCTATTCCTCGCCAACATGTATCAATATGTTGCGTACTAATATGTATTCCATGTCCGAATCGGAATCCCATTCAGTCCAATAATTACACTCTTCTCCCATTTCCATTTCTTTTATTTCATCGGCAGTATGCTTCGTGTTTAAGCATTCATCACTACAATAATATTCACCACCACCATCAATCACATAGCCTTTGTTCATTCCATCTTCACAACAAGAACATTGCCTAGCGAATTTAAATTCATTTGGCATTATCATTAACATTATCCTATGGATGTTGTCAATTTGATTTTCTACATCGTATTCGTTTACTGCTTCTGCTAAATCATTTTCGTAATAGTCGGATAAAATTGCCTTGCAATTATCTAGCGTTTCAATTAATTTGTTCATTTTTTTTACATTAAGTTTATATATTTTGACCTATAATTAAAATCTGCGTATGCATCTTGTTTAGTTTTAAAACCATCGAAAGATTTTGTTGTCTTGTTACCTAGTGTAACTGACCACCAATACATACCTTTTATCATTTCTATTGTTAAGATTATTTTATTTTCCATATCGTTTTTTATTGACAGCATAAATCCCATGCTTGTATGTTTTTAATATTTCTACCATTTAACTCTAATGTGTTAACAATGAATCTTGCTAATCTCTTTGTGCCTAGTTCAGTATCTAATCTATTAGTACCAATTGCATCAACAACATCACTAGCATCCATCCCTAGTACCCTAGAGCAAAACTTAATGTCTTGCCCTAGATAAAATGATTTCTTTGTTGTTTTTGTTTCACATTCTAATGTCCATTCGTGACCGAATCCGTAACTACCTTGTGTTACTATAATGTTTGCTTTCATATCTTTAGTTTTTTTCTTGTAAGTTAATTAACCATGTATTTACTTGTGCTGACTTCTCATCAAATGACCCCCAAAATAATGGGTAGCCATTTGATAATAATTCTGACTCATCATCTGATAATTCTTGCCAATGATTTGTCAACTCATCCATAGCATTGGATAAATTTTCTACTAATTCAATAGTCTTTTTGTCTAGTGCTTTCATTTTCTTTTTTGTTTTTAAATTATAAAAATTTTTCTAATATTAAATCTTCTAACTCTTCAAGATGTTCTTTACTAATACCATCAGTCCCATACTCCCAATTTAAAGTACATCCATCTTGTTCTTGTCTAACTACCGCACCTACTTTGTATACAACACCATCTATACTTATTGAGTAGCATAAATCATACATTTTTAATACATAAAAAATGTTTTGTAATGTTTCGTTGATTAAAATCATTTTATTTTTCTCCTTATTTTTTTAGGTTATTAATTTCTTTTACTAATTCTACTAGGCTATCAAATGTTTTAGGTTCTACCTTATCATTGAATCCATTGTCAAAATATTTATCTATTTGAAATGAATTATATTCTTCATTCGGTAGGTAGATAATTAAATCTAATTCTACATTAGCAATTGAATCACATTCATCATTGATGTATGATACATTGTGAAATTTAACATTAGCCAATTCGCTAATTAGAAACTCCCAATCGTTACAATCTAATGCGTTGATATTAACTTCAATCTCCATTAGATTATCATAGATTAAAGAGTAAATATTTTCTGCTTCCCAATCATGTTTTTCTATGCTACTAATTTTTATTACACCATTGGTGTTATACTCTTCGCATCCCTCATCAATTTTAATGCAATAATCAATTGCTAGTTTTTCTAGTTGTTTTAAATCATTGCTTTCGTATACGCTTCTGTCTAATGTTACCGAGTATTTTTTGTTTGAATTTTCCATTTCGTTTTTTAATTTAAGGTTAGTTATTTAATTATATTTTTGTCCATAAAATTTCGCATCCACAAGCATTTGATACTTGTATACCAATGTATCCATCTTTCTCTTTGTATGTAAAATAATCTCTGCTACGACCTACGCAATAAACACCCTTGTATCCTATTGCATCAGCCTTTTCAATTTGTATCATTTCAGTATCTTTAAAATACTCTATTCCATCAAACATTCCATTAAACCTTGACTTTGTTTCTACAAATAAATTGTTTGCATTTTTAATGAACGATTTTAATGTAGCCATTGTGATTTTTTTGTTTTTTAAATTTTCCATTTTCTTTTTTTTAATTTAAAATTTCGGTTAAATAATAATTGTATAAATCATCAGCAATTGCCTCTGCAATGTAAACTGATATGTCGTTAATTTCTTCCATTCTTTTCTACCATCCTTTCGTATATAGCTTGTTCGTACATATCTTTGTACTCAAAGTAATTACCAAGTATTTCATCTATCGTTGATGTGTCTGCAATTCTGCAATAATCTTTTATTGCATCGTAATATTTATCGTGGTAAAAATTAAGCATCTTTCTAGCATTTTTCAATGCAATTTTTCTTACTTCTTCATCTTCATCGAAGAAATCTAAATCTTGTTTTTGTAAGATATCTCTAGCGTTATCGAATGTGATATTGTTATCATCAATGTATCTAATACACGAATCAAAATCAAATGGATTGTATGTCATTTTTATATTTTTAGTCATTTTGAATATTTAATTTATTACATAAAATTTCTCTTATAATATCTTGCGTTTCAAATTCGGTTTGGTTATCCGTATTATCACAATCTTTTATTATACCATCTTCAATCATTTTATCAACTATAATAATTGATAAATCTTTTATGTCATCCAATGTAATTTCCATCATTTTTTCTCTTGTAGCTTTCATAGTTATTTTTGTTTATAGTCTTCTAATGATTGAATTAAAAATTCGGCTTCCGTTTGTCTTATTTCTTTATCAACTAATGCTTTCAACATTATTAATTGAATTTCGTATTTTGATTTTTCACCTTGTAAAATCATTACACATATTTTTATGAATTGTGGTAACTCGTTTTTCATCTTTTTTTATTTGCTTAAGTAAGTTAATAAGAAGATATAAAATCCTCCGAATCCAATAATAATAACTGCAAAGCCTAGCAATGCATCTTCAAAATCTGTTAATTGTCTTTTCATTTTTTTTAGTGGTTTTAGTGATTAAAATTTTATGTATTTGTCTAATAATTCTTGTTGATTTTCTTGTTCAAAAATCCAATTTTGATAGTCATATGGATTGACATTATTTCGTATCAAATGCTTTGCAGATAATACTTTTACATCTTTATAATAATAACCTAAATCTTCAATATCCATCTTCTCATAATACTTGTGGTCATCATCTTCAGAGCCTCTATAATCCCATCCATTAACGATTACATTTGTGCCTTTAATTACTGCAAAATGTGTGTAGTGTTTGTTTGCTTTGTGGAACATAATCTTTGTTTTTAAGTTTATAAATTATTTTGGTTATTAATAAATTCTATTTTGTCTTTTAACTCTCTATTTAGTAGGGTATAGAACATTCTACCTTTGTATTGAACTTCAATTAATAGTGCCATTAAATCTGCTTCTCTTTGTGTTTTAATCTCTAGAATCATATCCAATGTATCTAGCATTTCTTTTGTGTTTGGATTCATAATCTTTGTTTTTGAGTGTTTAAATGATATATTTATTTGTATTTGATTACCAGCTTTTGCTAATATTTTTAGCAATAGGCATTGGAATCGAACCAATGCTTGTACCATACCTATTGTATTTGTATCATTAATGTGAGCCTATTTCAACTCACTAAAACAATATCGAAGACTCATCAATGTTGTAACTTTTCAATCCCTATTCTACCACTACTTACTACATCTGCTGATATCACATCATTAGATAGCTTTCGCTGTTTTTATTGAATGCGTTGATGCCATATGTGTTGGACTTACTCAATCGGTTAATTAGTTATTCTTAAAGGTGTAATTAACAAGTACCTATTGATTGTTGGGATTATATGAGGACTAGCGATATCCATCGTGTGTTGTGTCTTGTGTTATCCCTTACTCAACACCACAAATATCGGTAGTATAATTAACACCACGAAATTTATTTAAAAATCATTGATAGTCAGCAAGTTACAAAACCAAAAACAACTATTCGGATAGTCATATTTGCTATACAAGGGGGTTGAATTGACATAAAAACTGCTACATTTTCTTCTGAATTTGACCCCACTCCGATGCTCAAAAACGATTTCTGACCGGATCAGGGTGGCCGGCTGGTGGTGGTGGAATCCCTACTACTTAATTCTAAAAAGAAATTAATAATCCCTAATATCTAATTACAAACTAAAATAAGCCCCTCTAAGACATTTAACATATCAGTTGGTATGATTACCTACCTTACATATACTTTTATCATTACAGATGAGATATGACCCCACTCAGGTTATCCAAACCAAATCATGCACCACCCCTAAAAACCGAATGACTATGAATAAGGGGATATATAATAATAGGTTTAAGCATAAGACATAGCTTACTCTAATGCTTACGCATTAAAATAATCTATTACAAATAATAATTAATAACATTTAAGGTATAGATAAGATATAGAGGGTATATGATTATCAAGTAGTTAGCCCTTATTTGTAGTCTTGTATGACTACCAAAGTAGTACTTGTGGGACTACCGCAGTAGTCTTGTGGGACTACATTTTATTAACAATGTTAATCTTTGTCATTTTTATTTGTACATTTGTAATACGTTAATTAATGATATGAAAAGAGGAATTAGGAAGCTAGAAGACATGGATGGGAATAATGTATATATCCCATTTGTTAGAGAAAAGTATGATGAGTTTTATATTATTTCTAAGACTTGTTTAAAGAAACTTTTTAGTACCAACTCTGTACAAGCTATTCAATACTTCAATGAACTTGTAATGTACCTTACCTATAACGATGATAGGTTAAAGCTATCAAATATACACAAGGAAGATATACGCAAGAAGCTAAAGATTGATAGGCAGAAGGTATGGAAGCTAACAAAAGAATTACTAAAAATAGGAGTAATAATTAAAGACGGGGATCAACTAAAGATACCTGCTGATATAGCTTGGTATGGTGATAAGCAGACTAAAAAGAATATGATTAAAGCATATATGAAAAAACCAATAACACCAAATTTAAATTTTGACAATGAAACAAAACAGATACACAGGGAAGACGACTAAAATTATTGATAAGGCGATACAAGACCTAATGGAAGGTAAAGTAGTAGTGGCGAAGGATCATGAACCTGACTGCGAGATACGTAGATCAAACATAGAGGTGTACTATAAGATTATGAAAAGGTTAAACCTAGAGCATGACCCTAATGACTTTATCTTTGACTTTGAAACGCTAAGTATGCGTAAGAAATGAGTTACCTATCCGATTGGACAATAGAATCAGGTAAAGCAACATACAAAGTAAAGGATGTAGTAGTGCCTGAGAACTATGATAAAAATGATGTATTTTTGCTTAATCGCATGAAGCGTACATTTTTTAACTGCAAGAACAGAGAGTTCCCGGCAGCAGCAGATAAGATTAAAGTATTAAAAGTAGAACTAACAAGAAAAATAAACGGTATATGAACGTATTAGAAGCAATCGAAATAATGAAGTTAAACAAACAGATGCGTAGAAAAATCTGGTCAGCTCAAACTAGAGTTGAGTTAGTGCTAGGTACTACTGACTATGCTAAAGTAACAACCGCAAAGATTGATGGTATCCCTGTGGGACTATTCAACGGTGGTACATCTGAGATAACTCAAGCACCTTACTTCGTTGCAAAGACAAACGATAGCGAGATTATTGGATATGAGTTTAAATCTATTGATATCCTTGCTACTGATTGGGAAGAGTACACAGGTTAACTGTCACAATTATTGTTATATTTGTGACTTAAAGTAAAGCTATGTCAGAAACATTCTATTTAACCTTCAAGATTATGCAAGAGAAATATCCTGTTGCATATGAAGAACTTCTAAAATTTTTAAAGGAACCCTACGATGCGGAAGGTTCTATAAATGTAGAAGTATCTATCTCCGAAGAAGAAGGTGGTATCCTAGAAATTGATTACGAGTTTGAAGGTGAGGAAGATTTAGATATCTGGATGCAAAGGGATCTGTATGAGTTCTTTGATTCTTATGGTATCAAGATTAGCATCTTTACAATTAACCATGGTAAGGAGAAAGGACTATTCACTTTTAGCATAGATGACTTTGAGGCTACCAATATGAGCCTAGCATTTAAGCAAAGAATGGAGGCAGAGTTTTGGGCGTTTATGGATGCAGCAAGAGTATTAACATTAATTATAGAAAATAAAATATGAATAGGATACGCAAGATCACTATTGGGAATTATGAATTTGGTATGTCCTACCAAAAGAACCAATCGTTTAAATCTAAGGATGGCTCAATTACAATTGTAGAGATATCATTAGACATGGAATACTTAACAAAGTTTAATATTGACAAATACGATATCTATGCTAAAGGTATGGATGGAGAAGCAAAAATATGGAAATCATTTATCCGCCAAAAGGTATTGGTGGAGTTTGAATTCTAAGAGTACAAGTAAATTATAAATATATGTTAAAGGCTAAGAATGAGCATCTTTTTATAGATGTAGATTTTGATGAAAATTCAAAAAGAAAACTAGGTGATATAGATATCTATATTGAAACCAATCGAGATAATACCCGCAGGCTTATGGTGATGCGTGGTAGAGTCTATTCATGCCCCCCAAAATTTGCTGAAGAGTATAACATTAAAGATGGTGATTTAGTTTATTGCCATCACTTTATGCTTGATAAAAATAACAGAGTACACGCTGATGGTAAAGAGCTATGCATGATACATCAAGGACAGGTATTCTTTCGTCTGAATGATGACGGATCAATGGATGCCTTTAATGAGTATGTTATCTCTGAGCCTGTAATGGAGCATGAGTCTAATTATATTTCTGCAAGTGGACTAATGCTTAAAGCAAATCCTGATGAACTTAAATTAATTGCCGATGCTGTAGCTGTAGCACCTAAAGTAAAAGAGGTAAAGGTAGGCGATAGGTTTCGCTACTCACCAAACTCAGACTATGACATCTACATTGATGGAAAGAAGTATTACAAAATGAGAGGTAGTAACTTTGATATTGATTTCGTTTACTTAAATAAGGAGGATGTATATGACAGTCGACACAAGTAAAATGAGGTACGACCCTTTATGTAAGGGTGTATTAATAGAGCAATATCCGCAACTCGCTATATATAAAAATCTTGAGGATCCATTTACCGATAAGCTATTTCGATACGCTTGTTTAGTGTATGATTCTCACAGCCCAATCTTTAGCATACTACTAAAGGAAAGAAAATCACAAGCACTACAAATTTTAGACATTAAAGATGTCGGAGGTGCTATCCAGAGTAATCAGTTAGAAGAGCTGAGGTGGGCTGTATCATTGTTCTTTACAGTTACTAATAACCCTGTCATTGAAATTTACGTTTCACTTGATGAGGCATTTAGTAACCTGTTAGAGAAAGCAAGAACCAAACCTATGGAAGTAGATGAGGCTCAAGAAAAAGTTGCATATGAAGGTATCGCTAAGGCGGCTGAGAATGCATTTGAAATGTACAACAAATTAAAAATTATACGTGAAGAATTTGATAAACAATTTGGGGAGTTTGATATTTTGGATCTGGTTAAACAAGGGGAGAAATCTAAACCTTTGGAGGAGAAGATAAACTTCGCTGAACGCAGAGCACAACGCAATGCAGAAAAAGAAGGTAAAAAGAAGTAATGGACTTTAAAAAAAAGTTAAACCGATTTGAACAAAAGTATAAGAAGGAATACGAGATACGTAAATCGATAGAACGTAAACTTGCTGTTGCTGAGGTTAAGATTAAACAGCTTAACAGCGTAAACAATGGGAAGAATATTGTAGATATAACAACAACCATATCTGCTATACACGAGCTACGAAGAATTAATCGTAAACTAGATATATACCATGTAGCTACTATTACCTATGCAAAGGAAGTAGGTAAATTTACTTCGGCACAATTTATGTCAAGGTTTCACTCAGGAAAGAATAAGTTCTATGAAGTTATTTCACAAATGAGAGAGTACGGATACATAGATGCTGTAGAGGTAAGCTATAAAAGGAAAAGAGTTTATTTCTACCTTACAGATAAAGGAGAGAATTTATATACACGACTAGAAGGTGCTATTTATACAGCAAAGAAGTATAGTAAAATTAATAGATTAAAAAATGGCAAAACGCAATAGAGAAAAGATATATGGGGACTTTGAATATATTTTGCCTGTACAACCAGCTCTAAAAGATATTATGAATAATGAGCTATCTAAAAAGCAGCAGAAGTGGGAACGTACACCCTTACCTGATGGTTGGGATAACCTTGCCGTATCAGATCAGGAGCTATTCGTAGAAAAAGAATTCGATAAGATTGATAATGGTTTATGGCTAATGATTAATGGTAAGCCGTACTACCTAACCGGGAAACACTATTTCTTTTTACAATGGTGGGTGCTAGAAGATGGAACATACCCTGACTTTCGTGATGCCGATAGAAGACTATTTTATTTTTGGGATATCTGTGAGAAGGATGATAAATGTTTAGGGATGCTGTACATGAAGTTCCGTAGACGTGGTTCATCTTCTGTTGCATCATCTATTGCTGCCTATATTGGTATCTCAGAAAAGTTCCAAAAAATTGGTATTGTTTCTAAGACTGGAGATGACGCTAGGATGATATTCTCACAAATGGTTGTCAATGGTGTTTATAACCTGCCTGACTTCCTTAAACCTACCGTTGCTGGTAATGACAAGCCCGTAAGAGAATTAATCTTTGCAGAGCCTCCTAAGCGTTCAAAAAAAGCTGATGGTACTACTACTAAAAAAACTACGACAGGGCTGAATACAATTGTGTCGTGGAAGAATACAGCAGTCAACTCCTATGATGGTCAGCGTATGCGTTTTTTGTTTATTGACGAAACCGCTAAGTGGTCAGCAGATGTAGACTTCTCAAAATACTTTGAGGTTGTAAAGACTTGTTTAACTAAGTTAGGTAAGCGTGTAGGGATTACTTATATTACGTCAACTGTCGGAGAGGTAGATAATGATAAGACATCGTCAGGTAATAAAAAAGCAGGGGATGCATTTAAAATTATTTGGGAGAAATCTAATCCTAATAAATTATATAATGGTCGTACAGCCTCAGGCGTATACAGATACTTTTCTCCTGCATACGATGGATACAAGATGGATGAGTTTGGTTTCTCTTTAGTAGAGGAATCTAAGGTAGAGCTTGAAGAGATCAGGAGGTCATACATTGAGAATAATGATATTCAAGGACTCAATGAGCATATCCGTCAGTTTCCATTTACTGAGGATGAGGCGTTATCATCAATGAGTGGCGTATGTCTATTTGATGAGGAAAGAATAAGGGCACAAGAGAACTTTATTAAGTTGCAGGCTACACCGCTAATGAATATGTATGATTTAGTTTGGGTGGAATATGGTAAGAGTGTGAAAGCAGTCCCGGTGCAGAATGGTAGATTTGAAATCCTTCGTATGCCTAAGAATCCTAATGCACAGAAATTAGAGATGCGTAAGATTAAGCCAATGATGCAACATGAATATATTGCAGGAGCCGATCCATTTTCTTCTTCAGACTTTAAGGATAAGCGTGATGCCTCTGACGGATCACTTGTAATTATTAATAAGTATAATCCTAACGACCCAGAGAATACCGCAATAGTTGATGTGGTATACTTGCATAGACCTAAGACGGTAAATGAGCTACATGAGGATTACTTAAAAGCGTGTGTGTTTTATTCGTGTGAGGTTAATACGGAAACAACGCCATCTACAGTAGTCGATTGGTTTATAGAGCAGGGATTTGAAGGGTACTTGAAGGAAACTCCAGATGCTGCTATTCCCAGATCTAATTTTAAGAATACTAAAGTAACGCAGTCAGGTAAAAATAAGTATGGCGTATCAGGTCAGAATAAGTTTGCTGCTAATAGGATGAATGAGATAGCTCAGATGTTTATGGATGAGTTTACCGAGCATATCTATAGTTTAAGGCTACTTGACCAATGCAGGAGGTTTGATCCAAACAATCGTACAGCGTATGACGGATTCATGGCATTTGGATATGCATTACTTGCGTGGCAGGATGTAGTTAAAAAGAAGGAAGTAGAGAAAGTAGAGAAGCCTATGCTTAGGATGTATAAGGTAGATATTAATAATTAAAAAGCCCCATATCTCTATGAGGCTTTTTGCTATGGTTAGCAACCTTTCTTGGTTCCTTTACCTTTGGTCATTTTTTTTGCCATGATTATTTTTTGTACATTTTTTTACCAGCCTTTGTCATTGAGGTAGACTTTTTACCTTCTTTCATTTCTTTAGCCATGTATGCCTTTTTAGACATTTTCATTTCTTTCATTTCTTCCTTTTTGGATTCCATTTTTTTCATAGTTGTATATATTTTAAATTGTTTACCATTTCACTTTATCGCTCCAATAAGCCGCAGACATATTACCTTTAGCAATATTTGATGCGTGTCTAGCCTTGAATGATTTCTGTCTAGCCTTTTCTTTTGGTGTGCTAGGATTAGCTCCTGCACCACTTACGCCTTGCTGACCAAATCTAATAATTTTTTCCTTCCCATTAGCACACGCCTTAACAATGTGAGATTTCTTTGGATGAGATGGTGTACTCTTTGGAGAGTTACACTTCATTTTTGATTTATCAACTTGTTTTGCCATTATCTTCCTTGACGATTATAAGGTTTCTCTTGTTTATTCTTAGCCTTAGCAGCCTTGCCGCCTTTACGCTTTCCAAAGTTTACTTTTTCTGCCTTAGCAGACTTTGAGGGGGATTTTGTTTTTGCCATATACAAAGATACGGAAAAACCGAATTTCTTTTTCCACTAGAAGATATGACAGAAGGATGCAATCCTACCATGTATCTTATGATGTAAAAATGCCTCAACTGCTTTAGGTGCATGAGCATAGCCTGCTTTCATATGCCAAGCATCTGCTTCACTAGGGCTTCTCATGATCTGGATATTAACACCCATATAGTCCTTAGACCTATTATGGTGCAAGTGGTGGGTATAAATATACTTGTGTTTACAACTAGCCCAATGCTCTGATGCTTCATGAGCCATCAATAATGGCAAATCTGCCTCTTTAGCTCCATCGCCATGCGTAGAACCAATAAGATTGTTATGGTACTTATAATACTTACGATGTACGATACTAACGTCAAACGTTACGTTTTCACATTTAGCAAACCAAGAATAGATTGAATCAGCCAAGAAGAACCCTGACATATAATCGTGGTTTGATGGATTAAAAACAATATGCACATCTGCTATAGATAATAACCTTTCGATTATATCCACATACATTTGTTTAGCTTTAATGAAGTTTTCATACCACATACCATCGGTATCTTGAGATGTACCAGCTGTAGTCGTTCTTTTTGGGTTATCGGTATGCAATACATCGTTACCAATAATTAATAATATCTTATCAATAGAGAATCCTGCTGATTTCTGCACAAGCCCTTCTACGCCTTCATTTACTCTATTAACAGCAATCTCTGCATTGTATTCAGCACCAACTTCAAAAGACTTTGAAAGTTTGCCTACATGAATATCCGCAGGATCCACAACAAAAAGGTGTGAATCTGTATTTGTAGATTGTCTAGAAATCGTTTTATATTCTGGTGCATAGGCTTTCATTTCTGAGATGATGTCATCTCTCATTTCCATATATGTTGGCTGTAAATCATTCTTCACGTGTAGTGAGAAGTTTTTACCCTTGTGCCAATAATGGTTCACGTTAGTAAATGGAATTTGATTCTCTTCGCAGTAATTTTTTAATGCTTCGTGTGATTCTTCGCTTTCTATTTCTTTCCCTCTCAGTTGTTGCAAAAGTTCATATTCTTTTGCTGATAATCTTACTCTGGGTACGTGAATTTTCATATAATATGTTTAGTTTATAAATTTACATTGATGATACGGTCTGCCATGTACCTCTACCTGTTCTGCGTTGGATATGCATACGCATTCCTAATACATCAGGGATAAGTCTAGCCTTACCTCTTCTTAATGATCTTCTAAGTGATTTGAATTGTTTCATACTAATTTATATAAGATTTGATTTTCTTTGATAATGAATAGCGGTTCGCCCATAATAACAGTTTCTCTGCATAATGATTTTTCAAACACCACCTTGCAGTTGTGCTCTACTTGCTTTACATCATCGCCAGTTGCTAAGATTGTTCCTGTTATGTACTTATCACGAAGTTTCTCAGGTAAATAGATTCCTGCTTCTGTTTTTTCAATTGGTAAGTTATCTGCTTTAACTAAAACAGTATCACCTAATAATCTAACATTTGGTTCCATATTTAACAAAGGTAAAATAATATTTTATATATATCAAATAAAAATTTCTATATTTGGGCTTAATGATAAGAATATGGGAAAATCGGTTAAAGAATTGGAAACCTTGATGTTAGAAAAAAAAGCATTAGAAAATAAATTAAATTTAATTGTAGCTAAAATTAGAAAAATCGTTTATGAAAGACCTAAAAATTGAAGAAATCGCAAAGTTAGAACATTGTGAATGCGAGTCACCTTGTGGTGCTTGTTTAGAAAAGTATGCACACGTATTTGCAAAGGATGAAGAAAATATCGCTTCTGTGTCTGCAACAAATATGACTGGAGATGCTATTGCTAATTATGTATTAAAATCAAAAGAAGATACTAAAACAGATGCTGAAAATATCGTAGAGATTAAAGAGCAGATTAAAAAACTACAAGAACAATTTTCAATCATATTAATGAATTTAAAATAATGAAAAGTATATTAGGTTGGGTAGTTGCTACCATATTAGGATTTATTCTTTTACAACAAAGCTGTAATAAAGAAGTTTCTATAGAAGTCGTTAAAACTAAAATAGATACAATGTATGTGGCTAGACCTACCCAAACTAAATATATTACTAAGTTAGTCCCGGTGACTAAGTATTATACAGATACCATTATTAATAATGTAGATACATCACACGTTATTAATGAGTTCTATGCTACTTCAGAGTATATAGATACTATTCGTTTTGATAAGGCAACTGTTGCAATAAAAGAAAGAGTTACCCAAAATATGATTATTGCTAGAATGGCTTCTATTGATATTATGGATCAATTCATTACCAAGACTGTATTTATTGCACCTAAAGTAAAACCAACCTTTGCAGTAGGCTCTTCAGTACTATTTAATAGCAAACAAGTTTCACTATCTGTAGATGGTTTATATATCCCAAAGTATTCTAATACTATGTTCTTTGGAGGATATGATGTAATCCAACAAAAGATTAGAGTTGGGGCATATTTCCGATTGAATCGTAAAGCTGAGTTTGAGCCTGTTCTCTAATCCAAGGAGATATATGCTCTGTTTCCCTTATTAGAGTCGCTATAACAAGCTCTGACCAATAAGAGATACCATAAGCCATATTCTCATCGTAATCGTCTGCTAGGTGCACGAAATGGTACTTCATTACAAACTGAACCATATGTGTGGTTTCATGTATAATATCAGATATGGTAAGATTTGGTTTAAATACTAAATAGCAACAACTTCCTTCTCCTTCTATAAAGGATGCAACCCAAGTAGAATAATCTAAGGTTTCATCGTAGTCCTTATCGTAAAGTTTAACAGCCTCTGTTATATCATTGGTAATCACAATGTTAACCTTTGTTCCAAAAGGGATATATCTATATTCTGCTACTATTGTTGTCATTCCCAAATTTACTTAAAATAACTTTTTCTAATTCGAATGTTTTTTATATTTTTGTTGCATGGGTCTGACTGGAATCGATCGGGCAAGTAAGTATTATAGACAAGGAGTGGCAACAGGCTTTTGTTGCAAACAATTAAATGGCAAACCAGAATTATCGAGTGTAGGTATCGAGGATATCCTTGCTCACGTTGAAGCTAATACTGTAGAATACAAGTTAGCAGCCTAATGTTAAGTTTCTTGGAACTTTAAACCAAGTGGTGGAGTGGTTGTTCTAAGCAACCCCAATAACCTTGTAAAAACTCTATAATATGGATGTGTAACGACACGAGGGTTCGAATCCCTCCAGATCCACTATAAAATAATTTATTTTTTTTATATTTGCACTTTTGCTACATAGATCAAGAACCCCGTTAGGGATGAATGGGTCAGTTTTGTTCGCACAAGAATATTGTTAATCCTTCACCTTCGGGTGTGTGCAAGTCCCTAGCGGGGTTTTTGGATTTGTAGTATAAATTAAATTTGGATATATAAAATATTATTTTGTATATTTGCAGAACTTATTTCCGAAAATAGTCGCATATATCTTCGGGAACGGTTTAAATATATTTTATTATTTATTTACTCCCGACCCTAAAGATGCGACTTTAGGGTTTTTTTTTGCCCCAAGAAATAAGGTTAGCTTTAAGCATAAACCAATTGACTCTATGGGTGTACAAGGTGAGGCTAACGCCATCTGTATATAGCAGTATCTATAACGAACTTTTAAATGTTAAGAAGGGCTGCCAAACATCTTCCCCTTAACAGCCTACATATCCGATTCCTATTTGACGAGTATTAGAGTAAGTATTAGTGTTTAATTCCTTTTCTTTGAGGGGAGGGGAGTTAAACATCTTTTACTTACCACAAACCTCAAACCTTTTTCGGAGTATTAGTTAAATTACTTATCTTTGTCGCATGGCACGTAACACATTAGCAGGTAAATCAACAGGTAAGTCTGAGTCAGCAAAGTATTTTGCTAACAATCCTGAAGCACGTAAAAAAAAGAATGAGTACAATAAAGAGTACCATGCAACACCTGAACGTATTAAATACCGAGATGGTTTGAATAAAGCTAATAAAGTAGCTGGAAGTAAAGTTGGTGATGGAAAAGATATGAGCCACACTAAATCTGGAAAGCTAGTTAAAGAGGCACAAGGTTCAAATAGAGCTCGTCAGGGTAAAGATGGTAAATCTACTAAAAAATAACCTTTGACATTTTTTCACTATCTTTGTGAATATTAGTAAAATAATAATTAATGGCTGACACACCGTATCAAGAT